ACACAATAGTCCATATCATGTAAATAATCCATTACAGATTTTCTATCTTTTAAGCTTTCCAAGCCAGTTTTAATAATAGGTGTTTGCGCTTTAAAATCTCTTAATACTCTTTCTCTATCTTTTGGAGGAGTGTTTTTTATCAGCTCTGCTATATCATTCTTTCTGTTATGTAAATCATCATAAGCTTGTTTTTGATATATGTCACATACTTGTTTTCCTAAGTTTCTAGAACCACTATGAATAATTAAATATTTATTATCGCTAGCATCAACATCAATCTCAATGAAGTGATTCCCTCCACCTAAAGTACCTAAACTATTCTCAATCCTTTGAATATTTATTAATTTTGAATAACATTTTAAAACACTTAAATCATATTTTGTAGATACTTTGTTATTAACAGACATTCCAGATGGAATATTATTGCGAATAAATTCGTCTAATTTAATATAGTCTATATCAATCTTATCTAAACGATAAACAAATACTCCACATCCAATATCTACGCCAATAATATTAGGAATAACTTCCAGTCTAGATAAATTAGCAGTAAATCCTACTACACATCCTTTTCCTGCATGATAATCTGGCATGATTCTAATTTTTGAATCTTTAAATGAGTTGTTATTACATAGTTCAATAATTTGTGAATAAGCATTTTCATCAAATCTATCAGAGTATATTTTTGCTTCGTTATATTTTCCCTTAGCTAATAGCATTTTTTATTCCCTCGTTTCTTTTTTAGTATGTGTATATTATACCACATTTTTTTCTTTATGTCAATACTTTTTTAAAAGTTTTAAAAAGAAAGAAGCAAAGAAAAAATATTATATAACTTCGTTATATAATATCTCATTATTAATATAATAATATAATAATATAATAATATAATAATATAATAATATAATAATATAGGGTAGCATAAAAATATGTATTTGTCAATATATTTTTTAAAAATATTTTTAGAAACTTTTCAGGGAAAATCTATTGACAAATCTATAAATTTATGATATAATAATAATACATTTTGAAATGGGGTGTAAAAATGAAAGAAGAAGACATTGTAGATTTACCATTATATGATTTATTTAAATTTCTTGCGGCAAAAAATGCAGGAGAGGTTTTAATAATTAGAGGTATCTTTACAAAAGCGCAAGATACTATGTTATCTAGTGCTGATAAATTTTTAAAGAAACTTTCCGAGGAAAGAGAAAAAGAAAATTATGAAGTTAATTTATCAATGGCTATTCAATGCTATGCACAGGCATTGTTCATAGGTGAAAAAATAGAATTGTGTGATAAGGTAAGTTACGATTTAACACCAGAATGCTTTAAAGGTGTTGACAATTAATTAAAAGTGTGGTATAATGTAATAAAAATTGCAAAGTTGGTGGTAGAATGAATAAAGAATTAGCTTTAGAACAAATTGATGCTTGTATCTTAATGCTTGAACAGATTAAGTCATCCATAACAGATGAAGGTGGGGGCACGCCTAAGCGTTTTTGGATTGATTCCGATGGAGTTCAGCATTTTGAAAAAGACCCATACTTACTTGACGGAGATGTTTTTTGCTGTGGCGAGCGTTGTAGGGTAGATAACGACAAGTATATCTGTCAAGTATGTGGGTCAAAATATAGATGTGAATAGAGGTGGTTTTATCAAGAAGCTAATAAGTGTTTTAATAACACTACTTCTGATGCTCTTTTTGGTTCTGCCAATAGACAAATCAAATTCAACACCAAGAGTTGATGCTTCGGAAATAAAAGTAGAGTATGAACTTAAACCGCCAAAAATTATTTCTTACGATATGTTGGCAACAGCTTATACAGCGGCAGAAGATGAATGTGGAAGACCTTCTTGGCACCCAGATTATGGCAGAACTGCTTCTGGTGAATTTGTGAGAGAGGGAATTATAGCCGCAGATACAAGCGTGTTGCCTATGCACAGCAGGGTTTACATTATTGCTGGTGAATATAGTGGTTACTACGAGGTTAAAGATACTGGTGGTGCTATTGTAGGTAATAGAATAGATATTTATTTTCCAACAAAAGCACAGGCATATAAATTCGGTAGAAGAAATGTTACTGTGCAGTTGATAAAGGAGTAGTAAATGCAAAGATTTGAAAGAATTTACAAAGATGCAAAATTGCCGACAAGAAAGACGGCAAGAAGTGCTGGTTACGACATGTATTGTTACAAGGATACAGAAATTCCTCCTGCTTATTCTTTAAAAGATGGACAAGTAAGAATTTCTCTTATGCCCACTTTAGTGTCGTTAGGAGTAAAAGCAAAGCTTGAATCAGATAGATTTTTACTTATGGTACCAAGAAGTTCTTTGTGTAAAAGAAATCTTACATTAGGAAACACAGTAGGTGTTATAGATGCTGATTATTTTGGTAACAAAACAAATGATGGAGAGATTTTTGCGGCAGTCATAAATTTTGGAGATGAGTCTGTAGTATTAAAAGCAGGTGAAAGAATTGTTCAAGGAATTATTTCATCATATGATAAGGTAGATTATGATGATACAACAGATGAACGTGCTGGTGGTTTTGGTTCTACAGGAAATTAAAAAATAATACTTGACAAAAAGAAAAAAGTGTGTTATAATGTATACATAATAAAAAACAAAGGAGAATTCAAATGGATAAGATTAAGTATGTAGTAAACAAAGAAAAAGGAACAGTAACTGCTATTGCAACCAATTGTCGTGGAGATGTTGTACGTAAAGCAGATAAACTTGCAAAAGGTGCAGGTGCTTGGTATACTTTTAATGCTTCTGTAATTCCTGATACATTGAGTGCAACAACAAGAGTTCATGGAGCAGATGTGTTTGATGAAGAAAAAGGAAAAGCATTGGCTCGAAAAAAATTGCTTTTAAAATATCATAAAGAAAGCCTGAAATCATTGCGTTCTTGCTTGCGGGCTCATGCAAGACTTATGTTATCTCTTGATACACTTTACAATAAAGAATGCGAGAAGGTAGCAAGCTATAAACAAGAATGGGAAACTCTTAAAAAAGGGTGACTATAGATTAGGTTATTGCTTATCCTATGCTCCATAGACGTAGCTAGAGCAGAAAGCGAAAGGGCGAATTAACCAGCGATAAAGGTTACTACGAGATGAAGGTTATGCACTGACCTTATTCGATACCCTCCCGCTATCAGGGTGTTGATTTACAGTGCTTGAATCACTAAACAAAAAAACAGATGTGACCGCTACAGCTTACCAGGCTGGCGGTCTATGGAGGATTAGCCTAATGGTAAGGCATCAGTCTTGAAAACTGACGTGCGATTAAAGTCGTTTGTGGGTTCGAGTCCCATGTCCTCCTCCACATGAGTCAGTGTATTCTTGGGGTAAGGAAACGGTCTGCAAAACCGTTAAAATTCACGGTTCAACTCCGTGCTGACTCTCCAATAAAAAATAATGCTTGACAAATACACAAAAGTGTGATATAATATAGATATAGTGCGGTAATAGTTTAAGGGTAAAACTTTAGCCTTCCAAGCTAATGTTACGAGTTCGATTCTCGTTTACCGCTCCAATGGGCTGTTAGTTTAACGGTAGAACAGTGGTCTCCAAAACCATTAATGGGGGTTCGATTCCTTCACGGCTCGCCATACTTAGGTAGTTCAATGGTAGAATCCCGCTCTGTTAAAGCGGCAGTTGTTGGTTCGAGTCCAACCCTAAGTGCCAATGGAGGGTTAAGTCAACGGTAGACTAGGCAACTTATAATTGCTTAATATTGGTTCGATTCCAGTACCCTCAACCAATCTTTGTGTGGCGCAGTTTGGTAGCGCATTCGCTTTGGGAGCGAAGGGTCGCAGGTTCAAATCCTGCCACAAAGACCAAAGACTATAAAAGGATAGGGCACTCCCTAGCGCAAAGTGGAGGATGCGGATTTCCGCTGTCATAATGGCATCGTCTAAAAAAAATCCTTTTAATTTGCCAGAGTAAAGCTAGCAAATGCTCTGGCATTAGATTAGATTGCGGGTGGGAGGCAAGGTGTTCTCGCAAGCCTCATAAGCTTGTTTAAGGTGGGTTCGATTCCCATACCCGCTCCCAAATAAAAAGTTTTAGCTTGGGCGTAAGCTCTGGGGCTACCGTAGATGGGGACATTTCCCTGTCACTTAATGTGAATATAGCTCAGATGGGAGAGCATCTGTCTTACAAGCAGAATGTCGGAGGTTCGATTCCTTCTATTCACACCAATTAATAATGCAGGGGTTGCATAGCTGGCGATTGCACCAGACTGTAAAGGAGTATATAAAACGTTTTGTGAGAATTGTAATAAAGAACATAACGGAAGTTATGGTTCTGGAAGATTTTGCTCTAAAGAGTGTGCTAAGTCTTTTTCTACCAAAAATAAAAGAAAATTAATAAACGAAAAGGTTAGTAATAGTTTAAAAGGGCGCATTATTTCAGATTTAACTAGGAAAAAAATATCAGAGGCTGGGAAAGGAAAAAGACACACAGAAGAGACTAAGGAAAAGATACGAAAAAGTAAATTAGAATTCTACAAAGAAGAGGAAAACATTCTTAAAATATCTATAGCGCATCTTAGCCAAAAAGGTAAAAATATAAATTCTATTCTAGATGTTAGTTCTAGAACAGTAACTAAAATTTTAAAAAGGTTAAAAATTGGTTGTTCATTGTGTGGTTGGGACAAAGCTACTTGTGACCTTCATCATATTAAAGGTAGAAAGGTAGCTAATCCTAATGCTCACAGTAATTTGACTTACATCTGTCCGAATTGTCATAGATTAGTGCATGCAGGTTTGGTGGATTCAAAAGAGCTAGTAACACTAGAACAACATATAGGGGATAGGTGGAAAGAATACTATTTTGCGTAAGATACATCGTAGGTTCGACTCCTACTCCCTGCACCATATTTCCCATTAGCTCAATGGACAGAGCACAGGTCTTTAAAGATAGGAGCGTTCATGTGGAACATTAAGAAAATTGTAAGTAAAGGTGATTATTTATATGCTTTAGTTCCTGAACATCCAAAAGCAACTAAGAATGGTTACGTTCTTTTACATAGGATTGTTATGGAAAATCATCTTGGTCGGTTACTTAATGCGAATGAAGTTGTACATCATAAAAATTTGAATAAGAAAGATAACAACATCAAAAATTTAGAAATTTTGTCTATAAGAGAGCATGCTAAAAAACATGGATTAAAACTAAAGAAACACATGGTTTTGTTAAAATGTCCTTGTTGCAAGAAAGTGTTCTCGCTAGCTCGAAATAAATCTTTTTTAGTAAAGAAGACAAAATATAATTGTAACTGTTGTAGTTGTTCTTGTAGAGGTAAATTAACAAAAATGATACAGCTTCAAGGAGTAACACTTGAACTGGAAGATGCTATATCGGAGAATCTCTTAACGGAATATTTGCTAAACAAAGCTGAAGACAACTCCGAGGAAACCTTCTTACAAGGGGTTCTGTAGAGACTATACGCATCTTACCTGAAATGGTAAAGAAATAGTCCAGACTACAACACATATGTGGCTATAGAAATATAGAGTAGTAAGCTAAACCTTGTGTGCAGGTTCGATTCCTGCATGGGAAACCAAATAGATTATAATAGCTTGGAGTTAAAATAAAACAGTGAGTCTAGATAACCATTAATGACTTAGGGCGCATTAGGTTGGGTCAGCAACAGAAAAATCTGACATATTAGTCTGCTAGGGACTTTAAAAAACTCACGTCTTTTGTTCATAGAGGCAGAAGTTAGCCCCTGATAGTATATGTTTAGCTGTGTAAGCGTATGCTGAGGCTCTATCAGTTCGCACTGAGCTAATCCACAGCTAGGTATAAAGCCGAAAAAGAAAGTGCCAATCAAGCTATTTTATAAATTAGAGTAAAGAATGAAGTGGTTAGTAACCACAACAAAGAAGTTAAGCTCTTATAATGCCAGATAGTGTAATGGTAACACAGCAGACTTTGACTCTGTTAAGTGCAGGTTCGAGCCCTGCTCTGGCATCCATATTGAGGTGTAATACAATGGTTAGTATGCTGTGCTGATAACGCAGAAATAATGGTTCAATTCCATTCACCTCAACCATGTCCTATTACCCCAATCGGCAGAGGGAACGGACTTAAAATCCGTACAGTCTCAGTTCGAATCTGAGATAGGACACCAAAATGGCATATTAGTCTAATGGCTAGGACACAACACTTTCAATGTTGGGATGGCGAGTTCAATTCTCCCATATGTCACCATACATGCCTTTAGCTTAGTTGGTTAAAGCGGCTGGTTGAAGCCCAGCAGAGTCCGTTCGATTCGGAGAGGCATACCATGCTAGTGTAGCTTAATAGGTAGAGCAACGGCTTTGTAAGCCGTGGGTTGCGGGTTCAATTCCTGCCACTAGCTCCATTTTAAAAATTGAATAGTTAGGGAAGCCCTAGCTATTTTTGTTTATATGCAATAAACTTTATAAAAAACACTGTTACAACTGTAAAAAACAAAATAATTTATTTGCAAAGGAAGTGTTTGTTATAAGGAGTGTTCAAAGTGATTACTAAGGTGAAAAAGCGGGATGGAAGAATTGTAGATTATGATTCTTCTAAAATTGTTAATGCGATTCTAAAAGCTTTCAAAAGTTTAGGAATGTTAGAAGGAAAAGAAGTAAGGTTAGCAAACAAGATAGAAGCGAAGATTAAAGAGACAGCAGAAAGTATTCCAGAAGTTGAATTTATTCAAGATATGATTGAAAAAGAGTTAATGGCATCAAATTTTAAAAATGTAGCGAAAGAGTTTATTTTATATAGGGAAAAAAGAAATAGAGAGCGGGAAAGAGATTCTGCGTTAAGAAAAGAAATATTAAGTAAAATAGAATGTACAAATGTGATGAATCAAAATGCAAATGTAGATGAAGAAAGTTTTGGTGGCAGAAAATTTGAAAGTGCCGCAGTAATACATAAAGACATTGCGTTAAATGATTTAATGTCAAGTGATGTAGCTAAAGCACATAAAGAGGCAAGAATCTATATTCACGATTTAGATAGCTATAGCGTTGGAATGCAAAATTGTTTATTTGCAGATTTAGTACCATTATTAACAAATGGATTTATTACAAGAAACGGCGATGTAAGAGGGGCAGGAAGTTTTAGCACAGCTTGCCAATTAGTGGCTGTAATATTTCAAGCACAGAGTCAGTGTCAGTTTGGTGGGATAGCTTCTGCACATATAGATAGAGACTTAGCACCATTTGTAAAAAAGAGTTTTGTAAAACATTTTAAAAGTGGCATGAAATATGTAGAGCAAAAAGAAATAAATAAAGAATTAGATTATTTTTTAGATTTCTTAAAAAATAACGAAAAAAATACACATATAGATAATGACATTTTTAAGAAATATGAAAAGGCATATGAATATGCAAATGATATGTTAGAGCGTGAAGGAAAGCAAAGCGCAGAAGCAATGTATCATAATTTAAATACTTTAGAGAGTCGTCCTGGGTCGCAATTACCTTTTACTTCAATTAACTATGGTTTAGATATAACACCAGAAGGAAGATTAGTAACAAAATGGTTATTAAATGCTTCTATTGAGGGGATAGGCAAAAATCATTTAACTCCGATTTTCCCAATAAGTATTTTTCAATACAAAAAAGGGGTTAATGATAGAGAGGGAACTCCTAATTATGATTTAAAAAAATTAGCTATAAAGAGTTTAAGTAAAAGAATATACCCAAATATTGTAAATTGCGATTGGAGTAAAAATCCCGCCTCAAATATTGATGAAGAAATGGCTACAATGGGTAAGTGGAACTTAGCCCATTTAAAACCCTTTGAACGCCGTCAGGCGGTGTGACCAGTAGGTTGCTAACGGTTAGGACTCTTTGAGTTGAGACCGTGCTAAGGTTCATATATTGCGTAAATCTGGTGATAAGATGTGGGTTTATAAAATAACTAATATTCAAAATGGAAAAGTTTATATTGGGCAGACAATAAGACCTGTACAGGATAGGTTTCATAGACATATTACTGATAGTTTAAGTGGAAAACTTGATACTAAATTTGCAAGAGCCATTAGAAAATATGGAAAAAATTTGTTTTGTTATGAAATTATTGATACTGCGAAAACACAAGAGGAGCTAACAGAAAAAGAGATTTTTTGGATAAATTTTTTCAGCAGTGTTGCTTTGGGTTATAATGAAGTTGATGTTGCGTCTAAATGTGGGGGAAATACTTATAAAAATAAGAATTCTAAAGAATTAGAAGTTATAAAAGAGAAAATAAGAAAAACTAAGTTAGGTGCTAAAAATCCAAATGCTCGTAAAGTGAAAAAAAATAAATCTTCAAACAGGCGAAGAAGAAATTTTTGATACTTTAATTTCTTGTGCTAAGTCTTGTGGAATAAGAGGCGGCAAAACTTCCATTATGAAGATTTTAAAAGGAAAAACAAAAGTTCCTTATAAAAAAATTTTTACATTTGAATATTGTGATGAACAAAGTGTATCGACTAGCCGTGATGAGTGTAGCGGCGTAGGGACGGAGATAGACACCGTATCCGAAGCGGAGGGCTGTTTTTAAAAAAACAGATAATATAGTCAGTACCACTAGCGATAGTGGAGAATACGTGTAGAACCTTGATAGGCAAAGATAGACATGGAATGGGGTATAAGAAAGATGGTAGAGGTAATGCTTGTCCTGTAACCATTAATTTGCCTAGAATTGGCATAAGGCATGGCATTTGTTTAGGAAAACCATTAGATTTAGAAGGATTCTGGATAGAGCTTGATGAAGTATTAGATTTAACAGAAAAAAGCTTAATAGAAAGATTCTTTTATATGTGTAAGCAAAGTGTAAAAGCCGCTCCATTTATGTATAACAATAATATTGTTGCTGATGCAAAATTGGCAAGAGAAAAAGGAATTTATGAAACATTAAAGCATTTCACACTAGGGTTTGGATATATTGGTATTGCTGAAATGTGCCAAGCATTATTTGGTGCCGACCATTATGAATCTAAGGAGAGTTTAGATTTTGCTTTAAAAGTTGTTGAGCATATTTATCAAAGAACGGTTGAAGCAAGTGAAAGACATAATTTGAATTTCTCTTGTTATGCCACTCCTGCTGAAACATTGGCTTATAAATATGCTTTAGCTCTAAAGAAGGAGTTTGGAGTAATACCGAATGTTACAGATAGGGAATATATAACTAATTCACATCATGTTCCAGTTTGGCAACAAGCATCTATTTTTGAAAAATTAGACATTGAAGCTAAGTTCTGTGAATATCCAACAGCAGGCTGTATTACTTATATTGAGTTTGAAGCAGATGCAATGAAAAATGAGCAAGCAGTAGAGGATATTATGGATTACGCAATGTCTATTGATGTTCCCTATTTAGCTTATAATTTCCCTATTGATGTTTGCCATGATTGTGGTTTACAAAGTGATATTCCAAGTGTTTGTCCTAATTGCGGAAGCAATAATATTTTGCGATTAAGAAGAGTTACAGGCTATTTAACAGTTGATTATAGAAATTTTAATAAAGGCAAACAAAAAGAGTGTGAAGATAGGGTTAAACATACTAAATATACAAAGTTAAGATATGATGCTTATGATGATTTAAAAATTAAACAAACAAAATAATTATTAGGTGGTATTAAAATGTCAAAAAAAGTTATTTTAATAAGTGGGAAAGCTAGAAGCGGAAAAGATACTTTAGCAAAAGTATTGGGGGGGTATTTAAAAGAACAGGGCAAAGATGTATTAATTACCCATTATGCTGATAGTTTGAAGTATATTTGCGAAACAGTTTTTAAATGGAACGGTAAAAAAGATGAAAAAGGTCGGCAATTATTAATAGATATTGGTGAATCTGTAAGAAAATATAATCAAAATTATTGGGTAGATTGCATAAAGTCTGCAATAAAAGGAGTAGAGAGAGATAGTCCTAGTCTTTCTTCTAATTCTGTTTATATTGTTGCTGATTGTCGTTACGAAAATGAAATAATGGAAATGAAAGAATTTTCTCCTTTGGTTATCAGGGTGGAGAGAGAGCATCAATTATTTAGAAATGGGCTCACTTTACAGCAATCTTTAAGTAATAGCGAGACAGAATTAGATAGTTTTTCATCCTTTGATATAACTGTTCATAATGATTTTAAAACTGTAGAAGAGTATAAAAAGTATGTTCAAGAAGTTCTTGCAAAAGAGGTGTTGAAATGGTTGACGTAACTCCTCAGACTTGTAAAGTGGGGACATTTAAGGAATTAGAAAGTGCAGAAGGGTTTTATATTGCACAGGAGAAGTTAGATGGGCATAGAGCATGTATGCATATAGGAACAGAGTTTAATAGGATAATGTTACGTGGCTTTTCTAAAAAGACAGGGCAGAGAGATGAAGCAACAGATAAGTTACCGCATTTAAGAGACTATGATTTACATACTTTAACAGGAACAGTTTTAGATGGCGAATTAGTTTATGGAAACGATTCTCACTTTTTTGAAGTCCAGAAAGTTATTGGAGCAACGCCTGAAAATGCAATAGCATTTCAGAAAAAAAATGGATATTTAACTTTTAAAGTATTTGACATTGTTTATTATAATGGTAAAGATATAAAAGACTTACCTCTTATTGAGCGGTTAAAAATTTTAGATAATATTAGATATATGTTTAGTGATTATATCAAAATGGTGCCAAGTTATTTTATAGAGAATTGTAAAACACAGGGGGCTATTTTTGAATTAACCCAAGATATTAGAAAACCTACTAAATCTTTTGCAGACCTTTTAACGTTTTTCTGGTCTTGCGGTAAAGAGGGATTAATATTGAAAGATATTTTTGCACCTTATGTAGAAAAAAGGAGCGGTAATTTTTTGAAGTATAAGAGTATAAAAACAGCAGATTTAGTTATTATGGGGTTTGAATCGCCATCAAGTCTTTATAATGGTAAATTAAGTGATGATGATTTATTATTAAAGTGGAAATATTGGGAGACAACAAGTTTTGGAACAAGAATTCCAGTCACTAAATCCTATTATAATAAATGGGTAGGTGGGGTAGTTTGTGGAGCTTATAAAGATAATAAGTTAGTTTACGTTTGTACTGCAAGCAATTTATCAGACGAATTAAAAGCGGAAATAAAAGAGAAGGGAAAAGATTCATATATAGGTAAGGTTGTGGAGATACAATATCAGAATTCTTTGATAAGCAAAGATGGTAGAGTAGTTACGTTAATTAATCCAAGATTCATTAGATTTAGAGAAGATAAGTCTGCTAAAGAATGTTTACAAGGAGATATAACTTGAAGCGCAAAGAAGATATAATATTTGAGGATTTACGAAAACATATCGTAACCTTTAGAACAGATGAAGAGGTAGCCTATTTCACAAACCTTTCAGATATTCATTGGGGTCTTTGTAACAGAGAATTATTTATAGAGACATTCAATTATTTAATGTCAATTCCTAATATGTATGTGGGTATAGGGGGAGATGCAGGAAATGGTGCAACAAAGCTTTCTAAGTCTGATGTTACAGAAGAGTGGTCAATAGGTGATAAACAAGTATACGAGTTAGCAGAAATAATGAAGCCATATGCTGATAGAATTTTATATATTATAGATGGAAACCATTGGGCAGGAAGAAGGAAACATGATTCATACTTTACTCCTGAACTTATGTTAGCAACATTGATAGGTAAGCCTGAAATTTATATGGCAGAGTTTTGTTTTCTTTATTTTAATGTAGGCAGTAATTGTTATATTCATTTTGTTCAACATCAAGCACCAAAAAGAGATGGTGTTTGGGATTGGATAAATGCTACTGTTATATGGCGTGAGCATCATCACCAACGATATAAAAAAGAACGAGTAGTAATAGAGCATAATAAATTCACTAAAGAGCCTAGACCAGAAATTACGTATGAGGTTTGGGGAGGAACTTTTCAAGTATATCCGTCTTACGCTAAAACGAAAGGATATCGAGTAGGAATTCCTGGCTGTTATGTAGCAGAGATGCGAGGAGAACGAAAAAAGAAAATCTTTTTATGGACAGATGATGAATTCATTCATTTAATGACAAAAAAAGAATAAAAAATTAAAATATTTTTAAAAAATCTATTGACAAATCTATAAATTTATGGTATAATAATAACACAATGAAAAGAGTGATGAAATAATATGAAACGTATTTCAAAGCGTGAGTATGATAAATTACAGCAAAAAGAACGTGAAACAGGCAAACGATTAACTTTTAGAAGCAAAAATGGATATTGGATTATAGGGAGACATTAACCTATATACTATAATAAACCTAGTATTATTTACTAGGTTTATTTATTTTTAGATAGAGGTATTTATGGCACAAGATATGTTTTCGACTACAGAATTAGTCAACAAAATTTTTGATTTTTGCTATCTTTTGTCGGGTAAAGAAATGTTTTCGTATCAAGCACATTTTAGCAAGAGAATTATAAGAGCAGTAATAGAAAATGATTCTGAAACCTTAACAGCTTTAATGTCTCGTCAGAGTGGAAAAAGCTTTACAGTTAGCAACACTGTTGCGGGTTTAATTATTTTTCTTCCTATTTTGGCAAATATGCCAATGTTTTCTGATGATAAAAGATTTAGGCTATTTAAAGATGGCGTAATGGTAGGAATTTTTGCTCCAACAAAAGCGCAATCACAAATTATATTTGAAAACATAAAAGATTGTGTTTCTTGTTCTTCCGCATTAGAGGTATTAACAAATCCAGATTTTAATGTAAGATTCGGAACATTTAATGGCGAAAAGATAACATTAGAGTTTAATAATTTAAATATAAAATCTACTGTTACTTGTAAAAGTGCAAGTGAAGGTTCAAATATAGAGGGTGGTTCATATCATATTTTAATATGTGATGAAGCACAGGATATCAGTAATTTTAAATTTAAAAAATCTATTTTCCCAACAGTTTCGTTTTATAATGGAACAAAGATTTTAATTGGAACACCAAATATCAATAAGAACTTTTTTTATGATACTATTCAATTAAATAAAAAGCGGTGGGAAAATGAGGAAATAAGATTAAAGAGTCATTTTGAATTTGATTGCGATGTGGTAGTAAAAGCTAATCCGCATTATGCTAAGACTTTAGAATCAGCTAAGATGATTTTAGGGGAAAATAGCGAAGAATATCAAATGAGTTATAAATTAAAGTGGATGTTCCAATATGGAATGTTTATTGATGCTAATAAGTTCACAGAAGAACCAATAGCAATGAAAAACAAAGATAGAGAATACGTATGTTATGATACTCAGTGCATAGTAGGAATTGATATAGGTAAGTCACAGGATAGTACAGTAGTTACTGTAGGACTTCCAGATTATACAAATCCTATAATTGTAGAACAGGCAACAGAAGCAGGAGTTCCTGACTATGTTTTATATGATGTGAGAATTTTAGACTGGTTAGAAATAGTTGGTGACAACTATGAAGAGCAGTATTATAAGATAATGGATTTCTTAAAGAATTTTACAGTTAAAGGTATTGTAGTAGATGGAACAGGAGTAGGGGCACCTGTTGTTGACAGGCTTGCGGCTAATTTAAAATGCCCTGTTGTGCCTTTTGTATTTACTGTTCCTTCAAAATCTGCGTTAATGAAATACTTTGATGCTTATTTAAAAGCTAATTGTTTTCATTATCCTGCTTCTCCTAAAACTGCCGAAACAATAGAATTTAAAAAATTTCAAGAGCAGTTTTTGGAATTACAAAAAGAGTATCAGAATAATCATTTAGTTGTAAGACATCCTAAAGAAAGAAATAAACATGATGATTACCCCTTTAGTGCCGCTTTAATGGTGTGGGGATTAAAAACGGAAATGGGAGCACCAGAATTGGTTACAGAAAATGAGTTCTTTAAGACAAATTCTAGTAGCTATCATTTCACAAATAGATTAAATCAAAGATTAAGAAGAAGGTGGTGATGGTTTGGATTTGGTATCAGGTTATCGTTCACTTTTAACAAAAATGGTAGAACCGTTTGTTAGGTTGAATGATAAAACTTCTTATTTAGGAGAAGCAGACCTTGCAAGGCTTGCTGAATATGAGAGGTTTTGGAATTTCTTTTTAGGGTATCATTTTGATTACATTGCTACCAATGAAGATTCACCACAAACTACTCAAAATTGGTGTAGACGTTTTATAAATAAATATGTTAGCACTGAATTTAATGGTGGTTTTACTTTTAAATTTGATAAAGAGTTTGAAAAAGATATACAAAGTTTTGTAAATGGAGTATGGGACGACAATAATGGTTCAGAGTTAATGATGAATGTTGGGCAGTGTAAATCTGTTACAGGAGATGCGTATATTCACGTTCATTATGAAAGTCCTAGTGAAATTGATGACCCTTTCGGAATGTATCCTAAAGGTAGAATACGACTATTTAGTATTCCTTCAAGCATTGTTTTTCCAAAATATAAAGATGGTTATAATGGTTCTCCTGATGCTTTAGAGTCTGTATCTATTATTTATAATGTTGAAAGAGAGCCTGCTTTATTTGCTGGTAAAAAAACAGTTACAATTAAATATATTTATACTAAAGATGAGGTAAGAAAACAAGAAGATGGAAAAGATGATGTGGTTATTTCTAACCCATATGGGATTATTCCAATCGTACATTTTAGAAATTTACCCTTGTCTGGCTCTAATTTTGGTCTATCTGACCTAGAAGATATTATACCATTAAATTTAGAGTTAAACGCTAAATGTTCTGATGTTTCTGAAATATTAACTTATCATGCCGCACCAACAACAATTATTACTGGTGCAAGAATAGCTAATCTTGAAAGAGGCGCAAATAATGTTTGGGGTGGATTGCCTAAAGATGCTAAAGTGTTCAACTTAGAATTGCAAGGTGATTTAGGAGCAAGTATCAATTATATTGGCAACACTAAAACTAATATGTTTGAGATTGCTAATATGCCAAAATTAGCTATAGGTGGAGAAGCACCCCCTGCAAATTTAAGTGGAACAGCTTTTCAAATAGCTTTCATGCCTTTAATAGATTTAATAAAAACAAAACAAGTAATGACAGGAGCTTCTGTTCAACTTGTAAATAAAATTATTTTATTAATTGGCTTAAAAGAAGATATGATTTCTGTTAAGGAATCAGATAGATTTAAATTATTTACTCATAGAGTTGTTTTTGGGGATATTTTACCTCGTGATATGGTTCAAGAGTTAAGTCAGATTCAGCAAGAAATGAAAGCTGGATTAGAAAGTAGAGAAAATGCTTTAGAAAGACTTAAAAAAGATTCTCCACAAGCATTGTTAAAAGAGATTGACAAAGATAGTAAGGAAAATCCATTATATTATGGTATTGCTCCTTTAAGTATGCCAGCAGGAAACAGATTAGTAAATCCTTCTGATGGTTCAGTAATGTTAGAACCAGAAAAGGAAGAAATTCCAGTAGAAAATAATGCTAATCCTCAAATGGATTTTAAAAATAAGGTTGGAACTAATAGAGATGGTGAAGAAAAAAAACTCTTTACTGGATTAGAGAAAACCTAACCTTCAAAAAAGGTATAATATAGATACTTTATAAAAGAAGGAGGTGGTAGAGTGTCAGCGGAGAAATATATGAAGCCATCAAATGCTAATACAAATATTACCCCAGCAGTAAAGTTGCAGGTTGATAAAAAACCTGCTAACAGGATGCCTACCAATGGTACAAAGGTTTCAATGAAACCACAAGGTAAGTAATTGTTATTTATTAGGAGGAAGAATTAATGTCAGAAGAAGAAAAGGATACACAAGCGACTGGTCAAGAACCTGCACCAGCGCAGAACACACAAACACAAGTAGATATAGATGCGTTATTGTCCAAAGCGAGGGAGCAGGAAAAAGCAAAACTGTATCCTGAGATTGAGAAATTAAAAGGTGAGCTAAAAATTAAAGGTGAAAAGCTTAATGCTGAGATTTTAAAATCCAATGGACTTGAAGATACTGTAGCAGAAAGAGATAAAGAGATAACACGGCTTAAAGACTTGATTGAAAAAGCAAAACAGGAGGGACAATCTTTGGGTAAAGAAGAATTGGAAGCTCTCACAAAAGAGCGGGATGAATTAAAAGCAGAGGTAGAAAAAGCTAGAGCTGAATTTGAAGCTTACAAACAATCACAAGAAGTGGAAGCATATAAAGCTTCTAAATTAAGTGATATTGACGAAGATTTCAAAGACTTAGTAATAGGTTCTACTAAGGAAGAAATTGATAGTACATATGCAAAAGCAAAAGCTTTGCAAGATAAAGTCAAAGAGAAATATAAACCAAATCTGGGATTACCGACACCAGATATGAATAATATCTTTGAATCAAAAAATAAAGATGCTTTAGCATCTGTCAGAGACATGGATAATCAAACTTACGAAGCTTTGCGAAAAGTAATGTTTGGAGATTCAGGAAATCGTAAATTTTAATAGGAGTGATTTTTTAAATGGCTGACAACCAAACACCAAAATTCCCAACAGCGAATGATATTAATACAATTATTCGTGAGGGTGGTACTGAATTAGCCGCAGGTAATGCGATTCGCTTAATTAACGAATTAAAACCTGTGTATTCTAGAGAATTAGACTATCAAGCTGAACCAGTTATGAGATTTTATCAGTTTGCGGCTGTAAAAACTGAGTTAATGACTCAACCTGGCAATACTATAAAAATGTTGACTTACAAAAACTTAGAGTTGCCGCCAGAATTGCTTGAAGGTGAGAGAATTAAATCTCAAACTTTAAGCTCTACAATGAAAGAAATTGTTGTTACAGAGCATGGTACTGCAACAGCAATTACTTCATTATCTTTACAGTTCTCTTTTGTTGACCAGATGGCTAACAGCTTAAAATTGCTGGGCAGAAACATTGGACATACAATCGAATGTGAATTGAGAGATACCGCTTGTACAGGTGACGTAGGCACCTCTAAAATTTTTGGTCGTAAAAAAGATGCGGCTAAAATTTCAGCAAGAAAAGAAATTGCCGCTGGTGCAAATGAATTATCAGTAGCAACTATTAAAGATGCCGTTGAAATTTTGTCAACCAATAATGCACCAAAAATCGGTGGTAATTATTATATTTGCTTTGTACATCCGCACCAATCAAGAGCATTGCGGGATGACCCAGCTTGGATAAATGCAAGTAATTACGGTGCTCCTGAACAGTTGTTCAGCGGTGAAATTGGTAGAATAGATGACGTGAGGTTGACTGCATAAAGTTCACAACTTTTCGATGAGCCTTGTCCATAAGTAATTATGGTTAGCGTCCTTAAATAATAAAAGTTGCCGAAATCGGAAAACCCTAAGTAAATACACTTGACAAGATATAAATTTTATGTTATAATATAAGCGGAGAAAATTTATATAAGAAACGGTGGTTTATATGGCAATTCCGAGAGAAGGTAGGAAGTATAAGAAAGAGATTCTTGAAAAACAATTAGCTACAATGACTCAAAAAGAGGTAGCTAAACTATACAACACTACACAGCAATATATTGCTGTAAAAGCGAAACAATTTGGCATTGACACTGATTATAGTAGAATCACAAATAGTGTGGGGTTTACACAAGATATGAAAGATTTAGTATTTGGAAGTCTTTTAGGAGATTTACATGCCCAAAAAATAGAAGGTGTAAACAGATATGCTTATATAAGAGCAGAACAAGGAATGAAGCAAAAAGATTATTTATATTTTAAATATAATATATTAAAACCAATTTGCAAGTCTGTTCCTAAAAAGTATAATAATCGTAGTTATTACTTTCAATCTAAGGGACATAAAGAACTCAATAGGTATTATGAAATGTTCTATGGAACAGGTAAGAAAACAATACCAAAAGAGTTTGAAGAAGAGATTACAAATGAAGCTCTACTGTATTGGATTTTAGATGATGGAACTAAATCAGGAACTTCTTTTGAGATAACTGTTGATGGTTATTCAATAGAAGATTGTGAGTGTGTTGTAGATGTTTTGAAAAGAAAATTTGATTATAATATTAAAATCAGACTTAGGGGTAGTAAAGGACATAGTTTGAGATTTAGTAGTGAGAGTGCTATTAAGTTTTTAGAAAGTGTTAAAGGTACTATTCCACAAAGTATGTTTTACAAGTTTGATAAAGTTAAACTTCCTTGCCCTTGTAACGACTATGTGGCAAACCCCTCAAATTGAGGGTGAAGATATAGGCTGAACTCTTACGAAAGTAAGAGAGCGGGAGAGAAAAAAGTAATCGACCCGCCCATTCAATAGAATGAGTAACAAAAGTGTTATCGAAACTACCATGATGCCTAATGGTGCCGCACCTGCTGGTGATAATATTGCTGGTTATAAAGCTGATTTAAAGGGTGCAGGCAAAAATAGCATTGACGTATATCAAGCTGTTTTATTTGGCGAAGATTACTATGCTATGGCAGTAGCTTTACCACCTGAAATTAGAACAGATACTCCACAAGATTTCCAACGTGAGTTGAAACTTGGTTGGTATGGAATTTGGGGCACTAAATCCTTAAATCCTACTCATGGTGTTATCATTGAAACTGCTTAATAAATGAGCAGGGAGGGGATTTAAATGGCTGAAAAATTAACGGATACTGATGTATTCTATATGGAGCAAGCCCCAGAAGTTATTGCTAATAAAACAGGAGCTAATGTTAATGATGTATTTTTTGCAGAACAAGCTCCTAGTAAGCTAGCAAAAACTCTTGAAGTCTCAGAGGATTCTGTATTTCATTATAAGCAAGCTCCAAATTTGCTTGCTAATGAATATGTTGGCGAGGAACCTCCCACACCAGTTACACTTGTAAGTATTACGGTAACAACACCGCCTACAAAAATAACATATGCAATAGGTGATGAATTAGATATCACTGGCATGGTTGTAACAGGAACTTACAGTGATTCCAGCACAAAAGTTGAAACTGTGACAAAAGATAATGTTACAGGTTTTAATAGTGCGGAAGCTGGCGAAAAAGTTTGCACTGTAACTGTAAGGGGTAAAACCACTACATTCACTGTTACAGTACAGGCTGGATAAGAACCTTTTAAGGGAAGGGGTAATTCCCTTCCCTATTTTTATAATATATGGAGGATTTAAAATTGGCTAGAAATCAAACACCAGAAACGAAAGAAGCAGTTGTAGATTTAGATGTTTTAGAGGTCAAAGAAATAAAGTCCGTTCCTAAAACAGTAGAAGTTCGGGCTAAAATTGATATAGAATTTTATTTTGGTGATGCTTGGGTTTACATGAAAAAAGGTCAAACTTACAAAGTATCACAGGAGTTAAAGAATTATTTAGCTGAGAGAAACGCTCTAGACGTTTTATAAGGGAGGGGTAATATGGATACAACAAAAGATTTGTTAGTATCTTATTTAATAGATAGCTTAATGTTATCTGCACCTCTTATTAGTCAAGACCCTGCTTTTGCTCAATTACAGGAAGATATTCCTAAAATAGTTGAACAAAGTGCAAAAAGGCTTGGCAAGACAGTAGAAGAAATAATACCTGATGAAGAATATATTGTTATTTTATATGCTAAACTTGAAATTTTTCAAAGATTAGCTTTAGCAGTAGCACCTGAATTTGATGTAACGGTAGAACAAGCTTCTTTTAAAAAAGGTAATAGATTTTTCCATTATACTGCTTTAGCACAAGAAGTGCAAACAGAGCTTGAAACTAATGCTAGTATTTATACTGTAATAGTGAAACCTGTAACTGTTGCAACAAAAGATGGGACTATAAGAAATTATAATCTTTCTAGAGAACAGCCTGTTAAATTATCAATAGATTTAGTTAGTGATAACAGTATTGAATTATCATGGAATAAGTTTGATTTATCTTATGGTAATTTCAAAAGGTATTCATTATATTATGGTTTAGAGCCTATGTATGATGAGTACGCAGATACTGTCTTAGATATTTCTAAAGCTTTAACAACACAAATGTTTTATGATATAAATAGAACTAAGTACAGATTAAATAATTTATCTGCAAATACAAATTATTATATAGTTTTGGTTTTTGAGGGAAGAAATGGTGCAAAGTCATTAATTTCGCAAGAGGTAATGACAAATGGGTGATAAAGAATGGGTTGAAAGTTCTTTGCAAGAAGTATATCAAATGATGGGAGTATTAAATATGTCTTTTGAGTATGTACCTCTTCTTGAAGAGCGATATAACGATGAAGGATTAGCAATATTGGATTATGATTATGAAAATCGTATTCCAATAATCGCCGCAATGAATACTGATAAAGAGGGAGACCCTGATTTTGATTATGAACGTAAGGATTTAAAAAATACTCGTGAGAATGTGACAATTCAATTCACTCGTGGCAGTATTCTTCCGCATATAGTAAAAGCCAGAGATGCTATAGATGTAACTATTGGAGAGAACACTGAAAGATATATCATACTTGGAAATGATAATGGAATCGTTTTAAGTGGTATTTATTACAGTGTAAGGGCTACAGCAGTATCTGGTGCTCTTCAAGATTATGAGGTGCTTAATAATGGGATTGAAGCTACGTTTTAATGCCAGAGGCAAAAGCAGTAAAAATCTTGATGGGTTTACAAAAGTGTTAGAACAATACAGTATAAAAATGTCTTTATATGGAGCTTCTGGTGTAAAAAAAGCGGCAGATATGCTTTTAAAGTGGTCGCAAGAATTAGTTCCAGTAGATACAGGTAAATTAAAGCGGTCTGGAAAAGTTGTTAAAATAACAGATAGTACAAGTAGTGCAAGAATGGTTTATCAAGTACAATATGAAGCATTAGCTCCGTGGGGGAATAGTAGTGCTGGGACTTTTAATTATGCTTGGATACAGCATGAAGATTTAACTTTGCGACATCCGAATGGAGGACAAGCTAAGTATTTAGAATACCCTTATAGGTCTAATAAACAGTTATTAATGAGCATTATTAAAGAAGCTACAAAGAAAGGAATGGGAGCACGATGACATTTGCTACAAGTGTTGCAAAGTATTTAGAAAGCTTAAATTATGGAAAAGTCGGAAAAGATATTTTCATAAATAACATTCCTTTAACTAATTCTAATAAAGCTTTAAATATTGCTGTTTATGATACTCCTTCTTATGCTATTGTTGGTAGAGCAAGAAATAGTGTTGATTTTACTTGTCAGATTAGAGTGAGAGCTTCAAAAGCTGAACAAGTGTTAAGCTGTATTAACAGCATATATAAATTACTGAATACTGGGATAATGGTTGACCCAGAAGGTAAAAAATTTCATGTAAAGCAAGTTAATCCACCACAATTTTTAACTTATGATGAAAGCAATAGGGTAAATTGGGTGTTAAATATAACTGCTTTGAGTGGAACTTATTAGAAAGGACGAATGATTAATGGCTATGGATATTACCGCCTTACGTCTTATGGAGTTAAAAGATGTAAAGGTTTCAAGAATGATTTCTGATTCCGCTGATGCAGAGCCAACTTATGATAATCCTGTAGATTTAGCTGGTGCGTTATCATTCCAAGTATCCCCTGAATTAGAGAATAAGATTCTGTATGGTGATTCAACTATTATGGATTCTTATTCTCGTACTACTAGCATTAACTTTACAGTTACGAATTCTGTTGTAAGTTTATCGGGATTAGAAGTTATTATGGGTGGTCAAATCACAAGAGCAGGTGCTGATAAAGCTGAAACTGTTATATATGAGTTGACTGCTAAAAATGCTACACCACCTTACTTTAAAATTGAAGGTAAGTGGGATTATGTAGGTGAAACTATTGGAGATGCCCACATTGTACTTTATAAGTGTCGTGTAAGCGAACCACCAGATTTCACAGTAAATGATTCTAGTGGAGATTTTGGTGATTGTTCTTTTACAGGAACAGCAATGCCTACTCGTAAAAGTGGACATTGGTGGCAGTTAATTCTTAATAAAGAGGAAAAAGAAATTGAAATCCCAAGTGAATTAACAAGCATTTCTGTAAAAACTCCTCCAACAAAAACAACTTATTCTATTGGAGAAGCTTTGGAATTAGATGGATTAGTAGTTGAAGGAGCTTATGAAGATGGGACAAAAAGAAATTTAACAATCACAATGGCAAACATTAGTGGTTTTGATAGTTCTTCTGCCGCCGCAAATCAAACAGTAACTATTACTGTTGGAAAATTAACAACAACTTTTAAAGTCACAATTAGTGCTTAATCAAGAGGGGAAATCTCCCCTCTTTTTTAATATTTTTTAAAAAATCTATTGACAATTTAGCAGAAATGTGTTATAATATAGTAGTAAAAATGAATAGTGAGGTAAAATAATGTCTAAACAATTACAAATATTAAAACCTAAAGCATATGAATTTCTTTTAGGAGATAAACAAGTAGCATTATCTTATGATTTGAATGCTTTTGCTCTTTTAGAAGAAGAATATGGTTCTATTGAAGAAGCTTTTGCAAGAATGCAAGGAGCAGAAGGCAAGGGCGTAAAAATAAAAGATACTCTTAATTTTTTAAGAGCAGGATTAATTTCAAGTTGTCCTGATATTACAAATGAAGAAATTGGGGCTTGTTTAAATGCCTCTAATGTTCCTGTATTAATGGAGTATATTTCTGGCGCAGTACAATCTTCTTTACCTTCACAAGATGAAGTAGAAGCTACACCAGAAGCAAAAAACTAAAAACATCTCTCTCCAAAGATAGCGGGGAAGAAGAGGGATGGGATTGGGTAGCATACTATTATTTTTCCAAAAGAATATTACATTTTAGTGATTATGAATTTTGGAGTAGCACTCCTCGCAAGATATTCGGATTATTGGAATATCATATAAAATATGAAAAAAGCAGAACAGAAATTCCAGAAAATGTGCAACAGGGTATTGGAAAAGGTTCCAAAATTCCTAAAATAAACAATAACACAGTAAAAAAAATGGGAATAGAAGACTTTGTAAAAATGGGTGGAGGAGTTATTAAAAAATAACTCCTTCTTTTTATTTAGAAAGGAAGATACAAGTGAGTGATTATGATGTAGGTAAACTTGTCGCTTCCATTGAGCTAGATTCTTCGCAAATGGCGAAAGACATAAAAACAATCACTTCACAATTAAAAACTTTAAATACTTCCTTTAATAGTTCAAGCAAAGATATAGATAATGCGATTGGTAAAGTCACACAAGCAGTGACTAAGAATAGTAACTCAATGCGTAGTGGCTTTACTTCTATTTCTAATTCTTATCGAGATACAAGTAAAACAATAACAACTTTATCATCTGGTATTAGAACAGCAATGTCTACAATGTCTAGAACAGTTGATATAAGTTTTAAATCTTTGGCTAATACAATAAAAACTAGCAGTGCTTCAAATGCAAATGCAATAAAAGCGATGAGTAATGCAAATTCTACTGCAATGGCAAGAATGAGCAGTTCTGTAAGTTCTGCTACTGCTACAATGACTAAAGGGTTTGCAACAATTCAAGCGCAGAGTAAATTAACAACAGAAGCATTAAGAGCGAATGAGCAAACACTTTTAGCCTTAAAAAATTCATATACCGCTTTAGGAGCTTCAATGACAGCGGGAATGACAAAAGGATTTGCTTCTGTAGCAAGTGCTATGCAACAACAAACACAGGTTATTGTCAGCGCATTAAAGAGTGTACAATTACAAGCTGTTGCTACACAAACAAGTTTGAATAGTATAAAAGCACCTAATCTTGATATGTCAAAAGTTGGATATCAAGGAAACGGTGTAAATAGAGTATATGGAACATTAGGAACAGCACCCAATCAAGTGTTCGGCAATTTAGGCAGAATGGATTCATCAGCGGCAAATATAACAAGTGGATTGAATACTGCTAAAAACGCAATGAATGGTTTAGCTAGTTCAGCATCAAAAGCTTTTGATGTTTTTGCTAATATATCTTTTAAAGTCTTTTTGCTTGAACAAGGTGTTAGGCAAATTGCCTCTATTTTTAATTCTCTTATCTCTCCTGGAATGAATTTTGCCTCCTCTATGGAAACACTGAGATTAGGTTATTCTGGTATTATTTCTTCCACATTACAACAAGATGAAAAAGATATACCTTTTAATAGAGCATTAGAAATTTCAGATGCTTTATTAATGAAAATGCAAGATGAAGCTTTAAAAACTTCTTTAACAATGGAAGAATTAGGTGGAGCTTTGCAATCCACAATGGCATTAGGTATAGATGCTGGAATGAGTTTACAGCAAGTTCTTGATTTAACTGTTGTTGGAGCACAGGCTGTTAAAACATTTGGATTAAGCAATCAACAGGTAGTACAGGAATTAAGAGGATTGATTTCTGGTGAAGCAATCAGACCTGGCGTTGATATGCTTGCTACTGTTTTGGGATATACAACAGCAACAGTAAATAAACTTCGTGAAGAAGGAACACTTTATGAAGATGTAATGAAACGTATGGCTGGTTTCCAAGCGGCAAGCAATGAGTTTCAAAATACTTGGGCAGGCTTAATTTCCAACTTAGATGATGGTATTTCCAGAGTATTCGGAACTGCAATGAAAAGTAGTGGGTTATTTGAAACATTTAAAGAGCAAGCATTAAAATTACAACAAGTATTTTTTACTATTAATAAAACTATGGAACAGCAAGATAATGGAGAAATGAAAGAAGTATTTACTACTACTTTAAATGAATCCACTTTAAATATTGTAGAAAAAATATATTCTGCTATGGCAAAATTAATAAAAGCACTTTCTCCAATAATAGACCTTTTAGGAAAAATTTCTAATATTATATTAACTGGGGTAGCAGATAGTTTAGATTTACTTGCAACTGGATTAGCAGTTATTAGTGCCGCTTTAACTCCTTTATGGACAGGATTAGGCATAGTTATGGATTTACTTTCTGAGGTTCAAGGTTATTTTACAGAACTTCTTGATGTATTATTAAGTAATACTGATATGCTTGCTGGAATGACATTAGGGCTTGGAGCTTTAGCTGTTGCTTTATTATTTTTAATAAATCCAATATTAGGTGTTGTAGGGGCTATAGGAGCAATAGGGTTAGCTTGGGATACTTTAACAGATACTACTAATTCTTTTGGTGAATACTTTAGATTAAAAATGTCACAATTTGTAGCACAAGCAAAAGCAGTTGGCATGGCAATGAAGGATTTATTCACTTTAAATTTTTCTGGAAATAGCGATAAGCAGTATCTTCAAGAAGCCGCTGATTATGGTAATGCCGCTGATAAGGCTTGGAAATCAGCGGGAGATGCAATAGCTGGTAGAATTACAAAAATCAAAGAAGATGCTGAAAAAATGCGTAAGGATGCAGAAGAATTATTTAAAGGATTAAGCAAAAAAAGTTATGGAGACGAAAAAGCTGGCAAAAAAGGTAAAGGTGCTGGAAAAGAAGCAAGTAATGCTTACAAGTTATTAGATGCTGATTTGAAGAAAGCAAATGCTTCTTTTAAAGCTCAGTTAAAAGAAATAGAAGATGCCTTTAAAAATAATCAATTATCTACACAGGATTATATAGAGGCATATTTAAAGAATAAACAAGGGCAGATAGATAAACAAATTGAAATATTAAAGGCTAAGATAGATATTGCGAAAAGTCTTGGTCAAGAAAATGATGTTGAGAAATTCTCTACAGAGTTGGAGAAGCTTGAAATAGATAGAGCGGAAGCATTAGCAGAAGCAAATAGAAAACTTGTAGATTCTTATAAGAAGTTACAAGATACATATGATTCGATTTCTAAATCTTATCATGGCTTATATGGAGCAACAGAAGCATCAACTACATTAGATATTATCAATGAATTAGGAGACTCCTATACAAGAACTGTTGTAGAGCTTAAAACAGCACAAGAGAGATTAGCACAAGCAACACAAGAGAGTGATTCAAAACAGATAGAGTTATGGAATAATTGGGTAGAAAAAGGAAAAGAAGCAGAGAAACAGATATTAGCAATAGCAAGAGCTAAAAGACAAGAATATGAAATCACACAAGCACAGGCACAAGTGGAAGCTGTTCAACTGCAATCTATAAGAAGAGAGAACGAAATTAATCATCTTGTAGAGCAGAGTAGAATGGATAGTTTAACAGCAGAAGGAAGAATTTTTTATGAACGTCAGCAATATGTTGATGATTATGTTAAAACTTATGCTAAATTAGTTGCTTTATATGAAACGGAAGCAGATTATGCCGCTAAAGCAGGAAGCTTAGAAAAACAAAATGAATGGGTAAAAAAAGCAGAAGATGCAAGAGCGGCAATGAAATCTATTGTTGAAGAAGTTCCACCATTTCAAAAGAAATTAAGAGAAGGTTTTTCAGATGGCTTGGCAGGAATGTTTGATGATTTAACAGAAGGAAAAAGCTGGAAAGAATCTTTTCAGAATTTCGCAAGCAATCTTTTAAAAGAATGGGCTTCTATGTGGCATAAAAGATTAGCACAAGATATAACTAATAAATTGTTTGATGCGGTTCTTCCAAAAGGGGAAAAAGCATTAACAATAGATACAGAATTTGATGTACAAGTTAATGAGTATAAAGAAGAAATAAAAGCTCAAATGGAACAGGGCGTACAGGCAGTAACAGAAGGTTCTTTAAATATTAAAGGGCAATTTGATGCTTTGATTCCCACATTACAGCAATTTGGAGAAACTGTTCAAGTAGCAATGGCAAAGATGTCTTCTGGCTCTGGTCAAGAAGCTGGTTTAGGTGGAATCGCAACTGGCGCAGGAGGGTTTTCCATAGGAGAATCAATGACTGGCGCAAATTATGGTGGGATGTCTTTAGAGAACGAAAGTTTAGTTGATAGCTTAAAAAACCAGTTTAATGGGTTAACACTTACTGCAAAAGATTTTGGTCAGTCAATGGGAACTTTAAATGGTTTATTGGCAGAAAATGCAGGAGCGCAAAAATTAGATAATAAATTAACTATGCAAGCTGGATTGCAGGCACTCCCTAATATGTTAATGGGGTTAGCTATGGTTTCTGGTAACGAAGGTTTAATGAAATTTGCTATGGCATTACAGGTAGTAATGGCAGTTATTCAAATGATAAATGCTATGAGTAGTGTGAGCGGGTTTGCTACTGGTGGCTATGTTTCTGGCGCAGGAACAGGAACTAGTGATAGTATTCCTGCAATGTTATCAAATGGAGAATATGTTTTAACTGCAAAAACAGTGAAACGTCTTGGAGTAGATTATCTTGATAGATTAAATGAAGGTAAAGCACTTGCTCCTTCAATGGCTAAATTGCCTAAGTTTAAATTTGCAGAAGGAGGATTAGTAGCATCGAATGTTGATGCTCAATCTAACCAGCAAGATTTAAATAAAGAAATTTCTGAAAGTTCGCCGATTGTAATTTCTTTTGCACCTGTGTTCCAATCTTTAGACCCAGAAGCAAATATGAGAGCTTTTGAACAGCAATATCCTTTAATGAGAAAGAAATTAATAGAAGATATGCGAACACAGCAAACAATGAGAGCGGCAGTAAAGGGGGCGGCTAAATAATGTATAATTTAGATGTAAGCACTAATGAAGACTATTATGATTATGAGTTAAATCAAGAAGTTACAGGAATAGCCGCTTTAAAAGTTTATGATTATTCTTTAGAATATAAGACTTTAATAGATGAAAAATTTACAGGAAATGAGCAACGTAGAGATGTCTGGTCTCAGCCTAGAAGAACTTGGTCGTTAGAATTTCAAAAAGATGCAACATTAGGGCGAAAGCTAGAAGATTTTTTCAAAGCACATTTGGGAAGAAGAACAGCTTTTAGATTTAAATGGGTAAAAGAAAATTCTGATGGTGAAGATATGGGTGGAGATGGTAATTGGTATTATGTAAGATTTAATACTGATAAATATTCTACACAAATTGATTATTATGGATACAGGCATACTACTTTAGAAATAATTGAGGTGAGGAATAATACATGAGTATTGGCATACCAGACCAAATAGAAAGATATCTTAAAGAGCCAGAAATTACAACTAGACTTTTAGTTGTAGTTGAATATAATGATGAAACAGTTTATAGATTTATAGTTGATGAAAGTGTGGAAGAGGTAGAGATAGGTGGAGAGATATATCAAAGTGCTTCTATAACTAGAAGTGATAGAGAAGAAAATTCTGATATGTCTATTGAGACACTTTCTTTAACACTTTCTAATCATTGGCAGGGATGGGCGGCTATTTTAGCTAATCAAGGAAATAACTTTATTAATAAGCCTTGTAAATTATATGAGTGGTTGCCAGATTTTCCTGATGAGCCTCCGTTATTAATTTATGAAGGTGTTTTGGATAATATTAGTATGACAGCCAGCACTTTTGATGTTAAAGTAGTAAGAAGTTTAGGGGATTATCAACAAGATAGTCCTAACATGACTTTTGACCCCAACTGTCAATATCAATTTAAAGATGAGCGGTGCGGCTATGTGGGGGCTTATTTTGATTGTGGTAAAACATTAGAGGATTGTATAAATAGACACAATGAAGAGCGTTTTGGGGGGCATCCTTCTGTTCCAAGAGAAACGGTAATTCGGAGCTAGGAGATATTATGATTCCAAAAGAAGAAGCATATAAATTTGTAGGAAAATCTTTTGTTCAATTCACAGATGATAATAAGGCGTGGGGGTGTCTTGCGCCTTATTATTTAATACATCCAGAATTTAAAGATTTTTTTACATTAGAGGATACTAAAGAGTTTTTAAAATTAGCAAAAGAACGTTTTGAAGAAATAAAATTAGAAGATATTAAATATGGTGATTTTATAGCTATTTTAATGCCTTTAGGGTTATGGCATATAATGGTTTATATAGACGATGGAAAATATATCCATTGCACAAAAGATACTGGTGTTGTAGTTGAGAAATTAACGCCAGCATATAAAGCTAGGATAAAGGGGGTATTTAGATGGGCGTAGTTGGAGCTGTAATTGGATTTGTCTTTTCGGTAGCTTCATATGTTGTTAGTAAACGACAAATGAAAAAAATGCAAAAAACAGCTAAAAGAACATATTCTGATGTAATGGCTACAGAAACTTCTAATACCATGCCTATTCCTATTATTTATGGCACAGTAAAAAATGCTGGCAATTTAATTTATTCTAGATTGTTAGACAATAAAACAAGAATTGTAAAATTAATTTGTTTTTGTGATGGAAAAATTAAAGGGATAAGAGATATTCGCTTAGATGATATTGAAATAGGAAGTTATTTATTTGAAGGTGTAAGTTACAATATTTATTTAGGTGATGGAGTTCAAAATATAGATGGTCGTGTAGAAGGTTCTAATAATTCTGAGAGGGCAAAAAAAGTAGGTGGATTAAAATATGATGCATACCTAGCTTTAACAGCTAAGGCAAATGAGAATTTATCAGGTAGTTTTAATGTTACAGCTATTGTTGATGGCAGTATTGTAAAGAGATATATAAATGAAACTGATTATATTGAAGAGTGGTCAGATAATCCAGCTTGGTGTGTTTTAGATTTTTTAACACGTTATAATGGTGTTGGTTTAGGATTAGAAGAAATAGATATAGAAAGTTTTATTGAAGCTTCTAAATTTTATGAAGACAAAGGCTATACATTAAATCTTTGTTTAGATGAAACACAGTCTAGATTAGATTGGATTTCCACAATGTTAAATTGTTGTCGTTCTAATTTAGTATATAAAAATGGTAAATATTCATTATTTGTAGAAAAGGCAGATGAAGTTGTTCAGTATTTTGACCCTGATACAATTAATGATTTAGAGCTTTGGTGGTCTCCTATGGAGGACATTCCAGATAGAATTTATGTTCAATATATAGACCCAGAAAATGAGTGGGTAAAGGTAAATGCACAAGCAGAAGCTTCTGCACCGTTAAGAAAACAGCCTAGAATCGAAACTTATGAATTATATGGTGTTACAAATTTTGACCAAGCTAGTAGATTAGCATGGTTTTATTTAAATCAAGCAATAACTTGTAAAATGTATATAAAATTTGTAACAGATAGAAGAGCTTTAAATAGAACTGTTGGAGATGTAATAAGTATAACAGATTATATAACAGAATTTCAAGATAAGCAGTTCAGAATAATAAAGATTTCCGATAAACAAGATGGTGGAATTGAACTTACTTGTAGAGAATATAATCCTAATATTTATAATGAACAGAGGGGTTCATCTGACCCAATCATTAATAATTCTACTTTAGCAGACCCTACAGAGCCGCCACCAGCAGTTATTTATAGTGGAAACGAGCAAGAATATTATATTCTCCCAGATAAAACAGTAGTTTCAAGAATTTATATCAAATATTCATATCCAGATTATTTTTATTCTAGAGGCGTTAGAGTTTGGTACAGATTGCAGGGTGAAGAAACTTGGCAATTTGGAGGAATTTTTGATGATGGCACAAATACAGCAGTAATCGAAAACATGGAAATTTTAAAAACTTATGAATTCAAATTAGTACATGAAAATAGATATAATAAATTTTCAAATCCAACATATACGCCTTTAATTTTTATAACAGGAAATAATATAGCACCAGATATGCCACAAGATTTTGTTGGTTATGAAGCAGTAGGTGGTTTTAATTTAAGTTGGTCAGCAAATAAAGAAAGAGATATAGACCATTATGAATTATATTCTGGGGTTGTTTCAGAAAGCACTAAGATAGCAGATGTTACTGGAACAAGTTATTTTTACTCAACAGGTATGGGAGAATATAGATTCTTATTAATAGCTGTTGATACTATGGGAAATATGTCTGTTCCTGCAAAATTGGATTTACAAATTGCTAGACCTGCTAATGTTACAGGTTTTGATTGTGTACAAAATGAGCGTAATATAGAGTTTAGATGGAATAAAGTAAAAGGTGCTACTTATTATATAATAAGAGAGGGCTCTAGTTGGGAATATGGTAATTTTATAGGAAGTAGTGCTGGTCAAACATTTACATTGCCTTTTGCACAAGCAACACAAGTAGATTTTTGGATGAAAGCTTATACAGAATACGGTGTTCCTTGTGAGTTTGCTTCTTATTGTACTGTAAGAATAGCTTCTATTCCTAATAGAAATATGATTTATACTTATGATGCTGTAGAAGATGAGTGGAAAGGTATAAAATCATTTGGGCATATAAATGCTAGAGGATTTCAGTTAGATGATAATAATTTAAGTGCAGAATATATTTATGAGATAGAGTTAGACCAAGAATACTGTTCAAGAAATTGGATAGAAAAAGTTATAAAACCTTTTAATCCAGAGAAGGAACAAAAATGGAAAGATTTAAAATTTACTTGGAATTCCGAAACAGCTAAACAAACAACTTGGATGCCAGTTGGTACAGATTTTACTTTTAATAGTTCTACAGAGATTGCTGTATATTTAGGAGAAAAAGATTCTACATCAGTAGATTATTGGACATTAGATGAAACGCTTTTAAGCAATAAAGGAATTAAACCTAATCCTGATTATGGTATTGCTACTTATGGAATGGCGAGATTTCATAAAGGGTTATTAATGGATGGAAATAGTATGGTAAAATGGCAGGATATAAATATACCAAAAATATTTTCTCTTTCTGTTAATGTAAAAATTCCTATTGATTCTGATTATTCATATGCTATTTTAACTTTAAAAAACTCTAAGACTGGGGATTGGATGCTTTTAAGCTATAGTAGTGATGGGGATAATTTTGTGTTAACTACTGATACTGGATTAGAAATATCGGCAGGAGACTTTTCATTTCCAAATGATAATTTAACTTTTATTTTATCACAAGGAGATGGGTATTTAAATTTGATAGTGTATAGTTCTGTATTTTCTTTATTTAAAAATAATAAAATAGCGTATACAGATTATAAAACTTATGATAGTATTGCTTTATACAGCGATATTTAAGGAGGAAAATTAATGTTTAATGAGAATATAGCTTTAGATTGTTCAATGGTCGGGGAATTGTTTGATAAAGATGGAAATTTAAAGCAGTTAGTAGAAAAACATAATATGATTTTGAATGCTGGATTTGATTTTATTTGTGATTGTATTGGAAAATCTTCTGGTAGACCTACAAATTTAACACATATTGCTGTAGGGATAGGTAGCGCTAGCACACTAGCTACAGATTTAGGGTTAAAACAAGAGCTTGTAAGAAGCACAGCAACTTATACGCATACTAAAGGCACAAAATTTTTCACTATGGTAGCTACTTTTGCCCCTGGGGTTGGAACAGGTTCTTTGACTGAAACTGGGTTATGTAATGCTTCTTCTGGAGGGGTTACAATGGATAGAGTTGTTTTTCCAGTAGTAAATAAAGAAGCAACAGATACTTTTAAAGTGACATTCCAATTTAAATTAGCAGAAAAGGCATAAATAAATGCCAACAGTAGAGATTTATACAGATGAGCCTAGACAAGCCAGAATAAATGAGATTCCTTTAAAAATTAATACAATACATAAAAAAATCAAGGATTTTAGATTACAGGATAAGGGCGTAAGAATTGCTTATGATTTAGAGCTTAATGATACAGTATCTCGACAAGTTTCTTTTGAAAGAAGTTTTAAAGAAGAATTAGAAATAGAAGATAAGATTACTAAATTTTTTGAGAAAAAAACAGTATATAATTTAGAGATAGAAGAAATAGCAGAAAAGTTTACAGAAAAATTCTTTGAAAGCAGGATAGAAATTCAGGAATCTTTGAATAAAATATACGAATTAAATTTAGTAGAAGAATTAGAAATAGAAGAATTAAAAGCTAAAGAATTGAGTAAGACATTTGAAGTATTTGTAGAATTAATAGAGATTTATTTAAGACATGCTGGAACTGTATTAAGTGATTTAACTCTTTATAATGTTGCTTTAAATGAAACAAATTTTGACCAAGCAATAACTCCTGCTGGATATGATAGATTTAAAACAATGTTAACTGGGGATTATATTTACCAAAAAGCTTTATTTAGGTTTATTTTATCCGCTACAACTACAAGCGGTGAAAGACCAAATGCAAGAGAGTATATGCATAAAGTAGATGTTCCTGATACCTTTGAGACAGGAACAATAGAATTTGAGACTAATTGGAATCCTGCTACATATGAATTTAGTAGAGAATTTCATATTGTGCCAGAAGTTACCTATACTATTATTAGAGTTGAAAATATGGAAGAATTAAATCAAGCAGTAGTTTTGCCAATAGAAGTTACAACTAAACATATAATCGCACAATTAAAAGTTGGCAGTAAATATGTTAATGGTGCTGTTTCATTTTCTGCTAGAGGATATTAAGGAGGGATAATATGCAAAAATTAGTTACGATTGAAGAGGCTTGGACATTAGCGAATTCATTAGGTTATATAAATGATAATTTTATGAGTTTATTAACTAATAATGCTGGTATATCTTTTCCTGTAGATAATTTAACTTTGGGAATGGTTTGTTTTAGAACAGACCAATTAAAGCTTTACAATTTAATAAATGTAGAAAGAGAGATTTGGGTTTTAACAGCAGATTTAACTCAAACATATGTTACTAAAGAATATGTAGATAACATTAAAATACCATTAGATAGAGTAACGGATTTAATAGATGAATCAACAAAAAAAATAAAAGATAGTTTAATAAATTCAGGAACAGATAATGGACAAGTTGTAGTAGTTGGAGATAAAAATAAGATATCAACTAAATTAATTGATACTGGAACTAGCTCTGGACAAATACCTATTATTAATAAGAATAATTTAATAGAAACAGGGTTATTAGATATAGGATTTAATGCTGGGCAAATACCTATGTTACAAAATGGTGGTAAATTATCAGATACTGTAATAGATGATAAATATGCTAAATTTAATACAAATAATACTTTAGTTTTTCCAAATGGAACTGGAATTAGAATTGGTGGTGTCTAATGACTGTAGATAATTCTAATAAAGTTCATGTTTCTGTTGGCGGCTCTACATCTGCATGTTCTTTATACACTACGCCAGCAGAAACTAAGGGTAATTATCAGGAAATTATATTAAAAGATAGTTCTCTTAGATATTTAACTCTTTTAGAAACTAATGATTCTTTAATGGGAAATGTTGCATTTAAAAATGTAAAAATAACAAATGAGTTTTTAGATGAAGGAACTGATTTTTCTAAAAATTTTCATACTATTTATAGTTTTTCTATAAATAGACTTATAGATATGAAAATAGTAATTGATGCGACATTGACAGCTTCAAAAATTGAAGAAGGAAATTTTGGGTTTAAATTGGTTTTAGATGATGAAATCATTTATGAAAAAAAAGATATTAATGATGTTTATATTGAAGAAAAACAAGAAATTACAAAAACAGTGTCTTCTGGTGCACACGTTTTAAAATTATATACATTTAAACCAATAGGACAGGTTTATGATAATATAAAAGGGAGCATTTTTATATCAACAATAAACTCTAGAGCGGTGGATTTGCCAAATGTTATAGATGCTTCAATTTATAGGGATAATAAAGAATTTTTTATGATGACAAGTGCTAATCAGCCTTTGCAAACAATTAATAAAAGAGGTTGGACAATAACTTTAACAAAAGGACAGAGTTATGGCGCAGTTAAAATTTATGAAGCAGAATTTACTATAGTACAAACAGGGACATATAGAATTTCTTCAAGAATTTATTTATATAGTGAAATACCTAATAATGGAAGTTGGTTACGTTTTTATACTGAAATAGATAATACACAAATGTCTGATACAGGAGAAATAAAAAATAGAAATACTACAAGTTGGATTTATTTATTTTCTAAAGATGTCTATTTAACAGCAGGGGTGCATAAAGTAAAGTTGTATGCACATGCTTATTGCGTTGACGGAATTTTAAAAGCAAATATAAATCCGTGGGAAACTATTATAGGTAGCAATGAGTATCAACCTGTTTCTGGAAATTTTGATTTAAGAAGGACTTATTGGAGCATATGGACTTATGATTGGTTTTCTCCTCCAGGCGTTACTAGAGTTAATGTACAGTTTACTTGGCATTATGGCGGGGATGAAAGACCTAGATTATCAATCGGTAAATATTGGTGGAAAGATAGATGGAGCGACCATAATGGGTGTTCTATAGGAGATAATCAGACAAATGTATGTTGGGTTTATTATAATAATAGAGATACAAGAGTTGCAGTAAGTCCACAAACATACTATCAAATATGTGTATTTGTTGATGGGTATAAAGACCGTGATTATGGTTTTATTGTTTCTTGGAGTCCATCTATAAATTCAGGTGGTTATCAGATTGATGCTAGAAAATGATTGAGGTGATATAGTTGGCATACCAAAAATTTACTGGTGAAGAATTTATTGATACAGAATTAACACCAAAATTAAATGATAATTTTGATGCTGTACGTTCTGGGAATGCAGGAACAGTTTTCCCAACAGAAAATTTAGTAATTGGAATGAAATTTTTTGATACAAGTTCAAATAAAGAATATACTTTGCTAGCTCCTATGGTGGCTTGACAAAATAACTGTTGACAATTTTTACATAACATGGTATAATATTTATAGAGTTCAGATAATAGCTATGACTGTTAAGTTATTACTTAAAATTTAATAAGTAATGCTTGACAGTCTTTTTATTTTGTGTTATAATAGTATTGAGGTGGAGGAAATATTGAAAGATTTTGAGAAACGTTTAAGTAAACAAAATTTTATGTTAATTAAAGCAAATGAATATTATTTTATTAGAAAAAGCAGAGCGTTTAAAAATAGTTATATGGTATTAGATTCAAAAGGGTATTTGATAGATTGTTTACAAGAAAAAATAGTTCGGCAAGTTTTTTAGGTATAGATTCGGAGGAATGGGAATGAGGATAACAGTAACTCCAAAAAGACAACTTATACATTATAATTTAAATGAGCAATATATAGCAGTGTCTGTACTTAGTGTGTATGGAAGCATGGAATATAATATTTATAGTAAAAAAGGCAATCTTCTAAATTCTTGGGTATCCCAAGAGTCATTATTTAATTTTTTTAAAAAGGTAGTAGATAAAGAATGGGAATAAAGTTAGTAAAGGCAAAAGATAATTCGGCTCATTTTAGTCGTGGAGAGTTGTATAAAGTAACCCCATATAAAACTATGTATGGAGAAACAAAATATACTATTTATACTGAGAATGGGTGGTTTATAAAAAGTTTTGTAACAGAAGGGGAATTACTTTATTTTTTTGATGTAGTTAATAATTATAATTTTGGATGGGAATAAAAGGAGGAAATAAAAATGGAACCAATTATTAGTCCGTGGGTATTTTATTTTATTGATAAGTTAGATGTGGTGTCTGCATTGCCTTTATCAATTTTTGCTTTTGGAATGTTAACAAATTTTATATTAGTTATGGTTACTGAAACATCAGAAGAGTTTAAAAGGTGGTTTTTTCCAAAAGCGTGGTTAGCACTTTTTTTGCTATCAGTTATGTTTGTTTTTTTAGTTCCTACAAAAGAAACGGCATACAAAATGATTATAGCAAATTATGTAACGCCTAACAGTATTTCTATAGTAAAAGAAGCCACAGAAGATAACATTGCTTCTTTAATAGATAAAATAGCAGTTGCTTCACAGGCATTATCAGGAAGGGAGAAAGAATCAAAATCCAAATGAAACAGATAGAAAAAGTAAAGAAATTATATAAACCAAAATTTGAAATAGTAAGAGCAGAGAAAGTAAAAGATAATTATATATTATTCTTAGATGATAAAAATATTATATTAGAAGAAGATGCTTTTAAATCATTATTTGAGCTTTATAGTGCTTTAGTTTCTTACTATGATGTAAGAAAGGATGAAACAAATGATTGAATTATTCAATAGGGATTGTTTTGAAGTAGCAAAACGTAGAATAGAGGAAATAAAATGATTATACGCAAAGGTGATTATTTTAAAGTTCGTACTTTTTTTAAGTATGATGGTAATTCCTTTTTTAAAGGAGATTTATTACGAATAGTAAATAGTTGGTCAGATGAGGAAGCGGACTTTTGTAAAGTTTCCAACAAATCTTGGATAACAACTAAAGCAGGGCATACAGACACAGAAAATCAATATAGTTTTGGTAGGGGAACAAATTGGAATATCCCCATTAATTATATAGAAGAAGGATGTATTCCTGTGAACCCTGAATGGGAGTGAAAACGTGAAATATAAGACAGGAGATTTTTTAATAGTTAAATCCTCTTTTAAAAGTGATGGTAATATTTTTCATGGAGGGGATATTCTTCGTGTGATTACATGTATTGATGATTATGCTGATGTTAATGAGAATGGTTATATAATTTCTAATAAATCTTGGATTTTTAGTCGAGAGGGACATAGTGTATATCGCAATAGTGAATATAGTTTCGGTAGAAATACAAATTGGTTTGTAAGTTTTACCGCTTTAGAGGCTCATTGCATTTTATTAAAGGATAGAGAGTGGGAGTAACAATGAGAGCATTTAGAGCACAGTAGTTTTGTAAGGCTTTTAATTTATATAAACAAAGAGGATATAGTATTAGTTATCTTTGGATGTTATTTTCAGCAAGAAATTATAGATTTTATTAAATGAGGTGTTATTTTGAGTGAGTATTTTGAGTTATTTTTAAAGAAAAACAATTTAATGTTTAATCAAAAGTTTCAGGTTTTGGATTATGATGAAAAATATGCTGTTGGCAATGGAGCAAAATTTTGGATAGCAGATAATAAACTTCATTGTGATAATCCAGAGATGAATACTCGGCTTATTATGTTAGAACTATTTGCTGGTAATTGTAGTGTAAAACAACTTCCTTATTATCCCACAAATGGTGATGTATATTTTTATATTTATATGGACGGAAGCAATAATCAGGGAGTTGTATCTAAGGGAGTATTTTATGGTAATTTAGTAGACCAGCTTTTGCGAAGTTTAGGAAAATGTTATAGAACTAGAAATGAAGCAGAAGAGCACTTAAAAGAGGATGTTAATTTTTTATTAAAAGGAAGATGAAAAAATGGAAGATAAGCTATTAATTATTTTAGAAAGTTTAGAAAATAAAGGAGATATAAATTCTGAAATAGATTTATCTGAAACAGGTTATACTCCAAAAGTTATTAAAGAAGTATTACAGTCTTTAGGCTATAAAATGGTTAGTGGTTCTTGGGATTGTTACGATTTTTCAGAGGAATATGAGAAAGAGGGGGCATCAAATGTGGTGCTATCTTTTAATGCAGAAACTTTTAAATTCACAATAATGGGGGTATAAAAATGACACTAGAAGATATTGCAGTAATGAGTACAAAAATTCCACAAGAGTTGTTAATTTCTTATATGCAAGATACCTCTTTAATTTATCTTATAGCGATTCTTGCTAGCTTCTCTTTATTGATATCTCTTATTATTTTTCTAGGATGGCAAGTATACGATGGAGTAACAGCATTGAATGAGGGGCAGGCAATTAGTGCCATGATTTTTTTAATAGGTATTTCTCTTTTTACTATTGGAGCTTTTTTTCAGGCTTTTGAAAGTTTTATTTTTTATTTTAATTGCTATTTTAATCCATTAATTATGATATTACAGGCGGTGTAAAAATAATGTATAGAGTTTGGGTAGTAATAAATGAAAAAAAAATATTGGATAAAAAGTGCTGATTTTTTTCAAATTAGTGGAACACTAGATGAAAATTCTGATGATATAAAAACGTATCTTACTAAGGAAGAGGCAGAAGAAGCATTAATGCAAGTTCGTATAGATTTGGGGGAGGCATCCACAGATTTAGGAATATTAGAAATTCCGTAAGTTATAAAGTTAGAGGAGATAAAAATGGCATATAAAGTTTGGGTAACAGTAAGCGGAGAGAGATACTGGGTAAAAAAATTTATAAACATTGCAGGAGTTCTTGAAATCCATTTTACACAAGATGTAACAGATAATGTGGCTATATACCCCAGTAAGGATATAGCAAGACGAGCATTAATAGCTACTTTAAATCATATACCCGAAGCTATAGAAGGAGGAATGTTGGAAATTCCTGCAAAAATAATTGAAAAAAAGGTTGACAAAAATCCGAAAGTATGCTATAATAGACATATAAATAAAGAGTAAAAACAATGGGGAAGCTCTGAAAGGGCTTCCTTTTTAGCATATTGAATGGAGGGTTGAAATGGTAGAGAATAAAATACCATTATATTTCAATGCTGGGGAATTGGGCGGGGTGAAATAAATGGCTTATGAAAAATTCACTGGTGAAGAGTATATAGATACAGATTTAGTAGCGAAACTAAATCAAGATTTTGATGCTTGCGGAAAACTGGCAAGTAATAACACATGGACAGGCAATAACTATTGGAATAATAACGCTAGATTTAATTCAAATTTAACAATATATGGCAGTCCTACCACTCCTGGTGATGTATCAACTTATTTGTGGCTTGGAACAGCGCCTGAGGGCAGTACACAAGTACCTTCTATAGCTAGAAACAAACAAGGTGATTTAGTAATGTATGCCGCTAATTATAGACCTTGTTATTTAAGAAGCGGTATTCAAACATCCTTTGCTAGCGTGTATAATTCTGATGGCACAGTAGAATTCAGTTCGTTAAATAATACTCCATGGGGTAAATATACTAATGCAAATGGACTGGAATTGACAGTAAACAAAACTCCTACAGTAAATACTGATGTGCCGAACAAAAAATATGTAGATGATAGTATAGCTAACGGAGATGTAAATTCGGCTAAATATTTAAACATAACGAATTTTATCCCTTCAAATAGCGATTTTAATGATTACAAAACTCCTGGAGAATATCAAGTACAAAGCAATACAGAAGCAAACACAATAGCAAATCTCCCCACTAGCTATAATGATGCAACGCCAAGGAGCGGTGTATTAAGTGTATTGATTGGATTTAATGCCCCTAGAACAAGTTTAGTCCAGATTTATCGAACTTATGGGAGTAGTTATGTAGTTTCAAGAACGTATCAACGCTGTTTTTACCATGAAAATAGTAGTTGGACTGCATGGCGAGAAATTGCTTGTACTGATGAAGTAGGCTTATTAAATCAAGCAAATACCTATACAGCATTAAATCTTTTCAGGGCAAATATTGGCGTATCTAACGGAACTGCGGCAGGTAGCAGTGGCAGTATAAGTTTTGGTGTTTCTCCGACAGGTGAAACAGTGCAAGCAAGAATTGGAACAGACAAATATGGCGGACTATTTTATCACGCAAGTACAAATCAACCTCATGTATTTAGAAATGGTAGCAACCTAAACTCTTTAGTAATAAGAGCTAACGACACAAATATGAATTTATCAAGTGGTGGTGTTATGTTTGCAACGGTTAATTATGTCGGCAACATAAGGTGGTTAGGTAATGCAAATACCGCTACGAAACTAGCAACTGCAAGGACTATCACAGCAAATCTTGCAAGTAGCACTGCTGGTAGCTTTGACGGCTCGGCAAATATAACAGTCGGAGTTACTGGCACATTACCAATCGCCAACGGAGGAACAGGTGCAACAACAGCCGCCGCCGCAAGGACTGCATTAGGATGTGCACCTGCATATACCTATAGTACAACTGATTTAACCGCTGGAAGCTCTGCATTAACCACAGGCACACTTTATATTGTGTACGAATAAAGAGGTGCGAAAATGGCAAAAAGCATTTATATAGGTGTAGATGGTAAAGCAAGAAAAGCAAAGAATATATACATTGGAGTAGACGGCAAGGCAAGAAAAGTCAAAAAAATGTATATAGGAGTAAATGGCGTAGCAAGATTATGTTACACGTCCGAAGTAACAGTAACGGTCACAATCGTACAATCAGCAAATCAAACAATAACAGTAATTTGCAATGGCAATTCATATACATCAACATTCACAGCAAAAGCAGGGTCAACTTATACGGCAAGTATATCAGCAAGTACAGGTTATAATGCAGGCACATTAAATAGCACAAGTGGAACATTAACAGATAATATCACTATTAGTGCAACAGCCGCTACTTTGAAAACCTATACTTATACGATTAATCAGCCTACAGGTGGAACGATTACTGTTACAGTTGATGGAGTTGCATATACATCAACCTTTACTGTTCAGCATGGCAAAACTGCAAGCAATTTGTGTACGCCGAATAGTGGATACACCTTTAAGACATTTACATTGTCAGGAAGCTATCAAACTGCAAGCGCAAATACATTAGCAATAAATGGCGATGCTGAAATTGGAGCTGTATTAGAAAAGGAGGACGAAGATGTTTAATTGGTTGATAAAATTATTAGGCGGGAAAACAAAATCGGAATATGAAGATATGCAAAAAGAACTAAATGAAAAATGTGCTAAATTATCAAACACATTAGACAGTTATGCGAATCTTGATTTTGTTGCAAGTGGTGAATATTCTTTTAGTGTAAAAGCAAATCCACCTTATAGTATTTTAGTTAAAAAAGGTCAAAATCTTATAATCACTGGTTATAACAAAGATGGAGAGCTTTTAGAAAAAATTAATGTAAATAATGAGGACAAGTAAAATGTTTAATAAATTAATCGGGGGGGGGGCAGGCAGATAAAGAATTGTCTGTCAGCCGTCTTCCAAAATTACAATTACACGCACTAACTGATAATCCTATGAATATTACAGTCACAGGGAATATTACGGTTAGTGTAGAATTAGAAGTTATTGTGCCTACAGAAGAAACTTTCTTGATCAACAAAAATATTGAAGCAAATGACATCTTGTATGAGGAAGTATCAATAACTATTCCTGATGGAGTTACTGTATTATATATTTCCAGTCATGCAGAATCTAGCGAGGGTTATGATGATTACGTTACTGTAGAAATAAAAAACCTTTCTAATCAAAAAGAGTGGCGTTATAGATCAGAGGGTTTTAATTTCTATGATCAATGGTATGTCGGAGTAACACCAAACAAAACTTATAAATTATCGTTATACGTAGGCGCAGAATATAATTTGGATGAAGGGTATTTAAAGATTTCTTATTCTCAATCAATTAATCAAAAAATACCTAACGTAACTGATTATTAATGTAATATTCCTCTGTGAGAAATCGGAGGAAAAAGATGGCTTTGACAGACAATCCTATGAGTTTAGTGGTTACAGGCAATGTAACAGTTGGGGCAACATTAGAAGCAAGTGTACCGACTACTGAAACAAGATTGTTGAGTACTATGGATGTGAATACAACGGTTACTATTACAGTGCCTGCGGGTGTAAAAGTATTAAAAGTAGAGGGTGATGTATACCATGAACACGAAGGCGAAGTAGCTTTAGATGTATATTCAGTAAATGGCAAAAAATATTGGTTATCTTTTTGGGACTATGGGAGTGTTTATGGTTCGAGATATATTGGAGTTACTCCTAATAAAAGTTATACATTAAAGTTATCAACTGATAGCGAAACTGGCACAGAGTCAGGAAGTGTAACTATTAGTTATTCACAATCAATTAACAATCAAACGCCGAGTGTAACCGATTACTAAACTCAAAATCTGCCGTATATTATGGCTTTAACTGATAATCCAATGACAATTACTGTGACAGGCAATGTCACCATAGGAGCTAGCTTAGAGGCTAGTATTCCTACAGGAAGTGTACAATCTCCTACATATTCATCGCCGGGCTCTACAAATAAATGGAGTGTGACTATACCCACTAATATAAAAGTTGTTGAAGTTCAGGATGTGGGGGAAAAATCTCCTAATTATGTAGGAGTAACTGGTGGAAAAACATATACGTTAACAGTCGTGGTTGGTAGCAATGATTTTTATTATTGCTATTATTCTAGCTCTAGTAAATATTGGATAAGTGCTAGGGATGATAGAGCTAGAATTTTGATATCTTGGTCTCCAACTATTAATGCGAAATCTCCTAATATTACTGATTATTAATAATCTGTAACTTCAACTGCGTGTTGATTAATAGTAGGCGACCATTCAAGTTTAAAATTCAACTTAGTGTAACCAGTATCAACATCTAAATTGCCTATAGTATAATCAATCCAATATTTATTATTGTTAGCATTATACAACAAGTATTCTTCACCTTCTCCATAATTATATTCAGTCCAATTAGAATACAATTTATAGGATTTATTGGGTGTTACACCTACATACGTAATCAAACTTAAATATCCAGATTGATTAAATGAAGCTCTTAATACTGTTATTCCTGCGGGAACTGTAAAGGTACTGCCATGTGCTAAAGTAACTTCCCCACTAGGAATACTAGCCTCTAAGCTAGCTCCTATGGTGAGGGGATTTAAGAAAGGAATTGTAGATGGTAAAAATACTAATAATGGTACTATTTTTCTTGTTCCCCACATTAGCGGATGCTCATGTTGTAATGGGTGGTGATAGGGGAGAAACAATGAAGAATATAAAAATAGTAGAAAATTATTTTAAAAATAATTTTAATTTAACTTTACATAGAGATGTTGCTGTTATTAATGTTGGTTCAGTAAAAGAATATGCGGATTTGTTAAAATACTTTAAAATAAATAATGCAGAAGAAATAGCTCAAAAAAGTGGAGCGGTAACATCTCGAAATTCTGTAATAGTTATAAATACTGCTGGAACAGATAAGAGTGATAGATTGTTTCTTTTAGCGCATGAAATGACACATCAATATCAGTTCCAGCAGAAGGGAAAAGCGGCTACAGAAGATATGGCAATGCTTGAAGGATTTGCTGATTTAATAGCCAATGACATAAGTGGAGCTTACATATCTATTGAAAATTATGGAATAAAGCGGGAAGATTTAAAGAGTTATTCAGATTTCAACGAAGCACAAAAACAGTATGGAAATAAGGTATATGAACAGGCAAGATATTATGCAAGAAAAGAGAAGTTTTTAGATTATTACTAAGGAGCGTATAAAATGACTCATAGTGTGGGGAAAGTTGATAAAAAATAAGGAGGATGCTTTATCTTGAAAATTGTAGATAAGTTTTATATTCGGTGTGTTAGTTATTTTGCACAAGAAGAGTGTGAAGAGTTGTGTTTACAGTTATTTCAATTAAGTGATGAAGTTCTTGCCTTATCAAATGAAGTAAACATAATGCTATTTGATTGTTTTGATTTAAAGAAATTGTATTTAAATCAACGAGCATTAAATTGTTTAAGGAAAGCGGAAATTTACCCGCAAGAAATGAGGTTAGCATGAAAGAATATTTATATAAGATATTTAAATTAGTTTTTAAAAATCGTTATGATAAAGATGTATTAAAACTAAAAGATGAAATTTATGAATTACGCAAAGAAAAGGTAGAAAAAGTTAGAGAATGTGAACAAGTTAGACGTGAATTAATGGGAGTTAAGAAAAGAATGTCAGCTTTAGATAATTCTAGATTAGAAGATGAAGTAAAGGTAAATGAATTAATAGCCCATTTAAAAGAATGTGAAGAACAAATAGAAGAATTAAATGAAAAAGTAAAGAATCTTCAAAGTAAAAATAAAGGCTTAACAACACAGATAAAAAACATGAAAGAAGGAAAATAATATGGGACTCTACACAAAACTAAAGAATGCGGCAAATAATTTCATAGAGGTTATGTGTAGAGGTTTGGAACGTCTACACTATCTGTAAGAACGGAGGGGTGTAGTGAACAGAGATCTTGAGACAGAATTAAGAGAAGATTTAGCAGTAATAAAAACAAAGCAACAAAGTAATTCAGAAAGTCTTGGAGTTTTTTTAGAAAAAACACAAACACAAGAAGTAGAATTAAAGACAGTAGAAAATAATATAAAGACAATTTTCAAGAGATTAGATGAGATGAGAGCAGAAGCAAAAGAAAACAAAATAGAACTTAATAAAGTTATAGATGATAAATGTTCTGATATATTTAGATTAGCAACATTTTTATCAGGAATAATAAGCATGTTTATAAGTATACTTGCGCTTATCTTAAAGTAATGAGGTTTTATAATGTTTGAGAAGCTAAAAAATATTATTAAATCAAAAATTCTTGTAAAGCCTAAAATTGCAGGCGGGAGTTTAAAGCTTCTCTATATAATGATTGTTTTAATAATAACAACTGTTCTAGCTTATATATTTGCTTGGGCATATCAAGCAATATTTAAGGGTGTAATAGCATTATCTGATTTACTAGCTTTAACAAAAGTTTTATTCTCCCCAGAAGCGATTGCCGCTATATTCTTTTATGGAGCATCTATAATAGATAAAGACGGAGATGGGGAAAGTGATAAATTAGAAAAAGAAGTACAGAAGGAAGATAAAAAAGAAGGTGATTGCAATGTACGAAAGTAAACATTGGAGCGTAACAGAATGGGATTGTTGGCGCAGAAACAGTAATGAATATGCGTGGGACAATGAAAATGGGAAGTTATGCACAAATAATGAAAAAACAGCAAATTTATTTAAAATATTAGATATGTTGAGAGACTGGAATCCTAATTGGGTAGTCAATACAACAAAATATCACTCTGAATATGGAACAACTTTTAAATCAGGATATAGGACTGTAGATGATGGAGTTAATGCGGCATGTGGTGGAGAATTAGGTAGTTATCACACAAAAGGATGTGCCGCAGATATTCATATTTCTGGTCAGGACGATACTGATATAGCTTTAGCTGACACTGTTTTAACGGCGGCAAAAGCGTGGGGTTTAGAAGACCAGTTAGGCATAGGTTATTATGGAGATTGGGTTCATATAGATACCAGAGGGGTAACTTCGAGGTGGTAACAGGAGGAACTACAAGAAAAGTCTTGTAGAAGAGAAATATGGTTAGTACAATTACAGTAGATAATTTTAAGTGTAAATGTTGTGGGGCAACGCCTAAAGTGAGTAAACGGTTGTTGAAAATATTGAATGATATACAAACAAACGTTGGCTCTGAATTAACAATATTATCACCTACTTGTAAAGACCAAGAATTTAAAAAATTATTAAAAGCTTGTGTCATTTTAGTTCCTAAACTTTATACTGTTGATGATTTAGCGGACTTAGCGATACTGTATAACGCAGATGGTATAAGAAGGTTATATAAATATAAAGCAGTATATGTAGATGTTTTAGGAAATAAAATGGATTATTAATCCCTTACTTAGTAAGGGATTTTTTTTATTGACAAAATTAAAAAAGTGTGGTATAATAGGTTCAACGAGGTGAGAGTATGGTGTTTTTAAATAATAATATAGAATATGGTAGATTTCAAAAAGCAGTTCAAGGGATTACTGTATTAAACGAAAAACAGATACGAAAATTTTGGCACAAATTTAAAAAAGGTATTTTTAAAAATGAAATTAATATAAATCTCTTTTTTCCAGAATTTATAGAAACTATATTTGAGGGACAGGAAATATGGATTCTAAAGGAGTGGGTTATATTTGAAGAAAATGCTGAAATTTAAAAGCGGCGTAGATTATCGAACGTTTAGGTTTATATTTGGAACTGACAAACTTTCTTATAAAGCTTCTCACAATCTTTGGAAAGAGCTTTCTACTGGGGTATCAAAAAAGCGTTTAAATTTAATATCAGTCGAAGGTTCACTACTTTATGAGTTTGAATACCTTAATGAAAAGTATTGTTATTTTCCTGAGTTTTGGTTTGAAGAAGTTAGGTATTCTGATATTGAATGGGAGTAAAAAATGGTAAAATTAAAGGAAGGATTAGGGCATGCTGAGTGGCTTTGGTTTATGCACAATTCAATACAGTTTAGAAATGCTTGTTATGTAGATGCTAATATATTATGGAATATGTTAAAAGATGGGGTTTCAGAAGATGCCTTAAAAATCAGAGATGATAGTACAGGTTATAAAGAAATCTGTTATAAAGAAGTTAAATATGCCTTACCTATAAAGTGGTGTTTGCCAATTTTTGAATGGGAATAAAAAACACTTGACAAAAAGAAAAAAATATGGTATAATAGTATAAAAGATAGGAGATGATTTAGTGAGTTTATTAGGGGATATGTATAATTTAAAAACAGAGGAATATATTAAGACGAGAAAACAAACAGCAAAAGTTATTGAGACTTTAAGAGCATTAAGGGATACAAATACAAATCCTTTATATCGTAAAGCAATGAATGAGGCTATTAGGGAAATTAAGCAAATTGGATTTGCAAGAAAAGGTAAAATTACAAACTGTTTGGGAAAAATTTTTGAAGAGGAATCCGCAGAATATAGACGTAAACTTAGAGACATTGAAACTGAGGATTCTATACGTACATTAGAGTCCATTTCTTGCAGATATTTTCAGGGTTTTTGATTAATAAAAATGGCTATTAAAGTTTTTATAAGTAACTCTCAATTATTAAAAAACTTAACAAATACAGAAAGAGAGCAAATAAAAAAAGATTTAACTTTTAAAAATCCTGAATATGAAAGTATCCTTAAATTCTCGAGATGGGGAAACACTAGAGTTCCAGAATTTCTTTATTATTACAAAGAAATTGGAGATAGCTTAGAAGTTCCTAGAGGATATAAAATACCTTTTACTTATGAGGTTATAGAAGATACTTCGATTAGTTTCAATAATATAGAATATCCATTAGTACAAATCCAGCCTAGAAAAGTACAACAGGTAGCAATAGAGCATTTTACTGATAATACTGGAACACTTGTTATAAATACAGGGTTAGGTAAGTCAATAATTGGCTTGATACTGGCAGGGAAGTTAAAAGAAAGAGCATTGATTATAGTTAATAAGGACGATTTAATAGATGGTTGGCAAAAAGATGCTCTGTTGTGCTATGGGGAAATAGAAACAGGTTTAGTAAAGGGCAAGGTTTTCAATATAGGAAAACAAATTACTTTAACTACGATACAAACCCTTTCTAGGCTAGGTGACGAAAAGCTTGATAAATTAAAAGAAAGTATATCAATGTTAATTTGTGATGAATGTCATAGGTGTTCTGCTAAGATATACAGTGTTCTAAATGACTTCCCTGCCAGATATCGTTTAGGCTTAACAGCAACTAAAATGAGAAATGATGGACTAGCAGATGTATTAGATTTAATTTGTGGACATACTTTGTATGAATACAAAGGGGAATTTGAAACTTCTGATATTATAGATACAAAAGATATTTTTGTAATAAAGAGAGAAAGTCAGTTAAAGTGGAATCCAGTGATTGATTATTACTGGACGAAAAGCGGAGCAAAAGTAAAAGCATTAGTATATAAAGATAAAGTATTTGCACCACATACACCAGAATGGAGAGCTTTAATAACGCAGTTATTGAGTACAAAGGAAGTTGATAGTTTACCTGTTAATTTACAGGAAGCTTATAAAATTGTATCAGAAGATTTAGCGTTTAATAGATTAGTTGTTGAGGATATTATAAAAGAATATAACTTAGGAAAATCCTGTATAGTATTTTGTAAAGAGAAAGAGCATATAAATTTATTGTATGGCATGTTAGTAGATATATGCCCAAGAATACAAAAATACTATGGAGATATGAAAGAAACAAAAGCAGAAATAAAAGAAAAAGCAGAAACAAAAGAAGCATTAATTACATTAGCTACTATTTCTATTAGTTGTGAAGGAACTAACGTAAAATCATGGGAGAGAGGATTTCTTGTATCTACAGTGGCAAACAAGAAAGATTTGATACAGATTTTAGGAAGGTTACGAAGAACTAAAGATGGTAAGACTAATGTATTTTTTTATGATTACAGACATCCTTTTATGGCAATTTTTAATAAGCATGGTATAAAGAGGGATAAGTGGTATAGAGAAATAGGAATTACAAAAATTATTTAAAAATGCTTGACAAAACTAAAAAAGTATGATATAATGTTAAGACTTAAAGAATGGATGATAAAATGGTTGAATGTAAAATTATAGACTTTTCAGAAGCAGAGATAGATGATTCACGTTTCAAAGAATTAGCTATGCAGTATGATATGTATAGAAAGACAAAGCTTGAAGCGGAAAAAAGAGTGAAAGAATTAAAAGAACAGCTAGATGCTTATGTAGAGTCTAATGGCAAAAGTGATTTAAATGGTAATAAGTATTTACCTTTTTTAGATAATAAATATCTAAAAAGAGAGGTAAGAAAAAGCTATGATGTAATACCTTATATGGCTGAAAGTATTTTGAGAGATTATGGTGTTTTAGATAAAGTTTTAAAGTATGAAGCTTATTATGATATGGAAGTATTGGAACATCTTATCGCAGATGGAGTAATACCATTAGAGGTAGCAGAGAAAATGTTTAAAGAAAAATTAAGTTATTCAACTAAAATAGTAGATTTAAAGGATGTGAGCGAGGATGCCGAGAAAGAGGAAAGCTAAAAGAGGCAGACCCGCAGGGCAAATATTACAGGGAAAATTATTTAAAATAAATGGCAAGATACTACGATTATATACAAGAGCAAAATTAATAGAAGCTTTTAAATTGGCGGGTATTCCTAGAGGTTCATTAACTTTACGTAATTGGGAAAATACAGGTATTTTACCTCCTGCCCTAGTGAGAGTAAATAATATTTGTTATTACACACAGGAACAAATAAATGCTATTGTTAGAGTAGCTTTAGAGTGTGGAGTTAGGAGAGGTTTTCCTATTGAAAAGACTGGATTTTCTGAACGAGTAAAAATTGCTTTACAAAAAGTAAATGAAAGATTGTTTATGCCAGATAAAGAAATGGAGGAATAAAATGGAAACAATAAAAGTAGGTTTATCAAAAGGTGTAACATTGAATTTAGGTAATTATGAAAGTGCAAAATTTGATTGTTGGATGGAAGCAGAAGTATTAGAAAAAGAAAGAGATACAACATTAGATTTGTTTTCAGAACTTATTGATAATCGTTTAGAACAAGAAGCAAAGGAACTAGAACGTTCCATAGCAAAACGTAAATGATAGTAACAAAAGCGCAGGCAAAGAAGTTATTTGGTGGAGCAATAGTAACTTCTGATAAAAGTGGCATTGTAAAGTCAACAGAAGATTACAGTAAGTTTAAATCTAATGATTGGATAAAATATTTTTCAGATAAAGCAAAAGAACATGGCGTAAAATATCAAGTTGTAAAATATAAAGATACCTCTGTAATAAAATCATTAATGGCTACATATCCAAGTAATGAAATAAAAAAGATAATTGATTTTCTTTGGGATTCAGATTATCGCTTTAAAGTTGGTGGTAGAGAAAAAACTTTTATGGAATATGGCATTTATTTAATGTCTAATGCTTGGTTAAGTAGTTATTATAATTTAGCAGTAGCTTATACAGGAGAGAGCTTAACTCCCAAGCGAGGCTGGAAAGAGGAGACTAAGAATGGTGGGATAGAAATTGACATCTGATTTACCAACAAGAGAAGGAAAAATGCGGGAATACATAAGTAAAGAATCCTTGTATTTAATGGGGATACCTAGTGGATATCAGGGAAAATTTTTATCTGATTATCATTTTGCTGAACCTAAATTAAAGAGTATTATACAAGGTTATGTAACTAATCCTAGAGATATGTTAAATGATTGTGTTAATCTTTTATTTAGGGGGCAAAATGGAGCTGGAAAGAGCTTTTTAGCTTCTATTATTCTACAAGAGTTATATATTCGTTATTATTCAGGATATTTAACTACTTTTAATGAGATTATAAGAAAAACTTATAGCCAACAAGATGTAAGTTCCGTATATGATTCAGAATTTCTAGTAATAGATGAATTAGGGGCAGAAGTAGATACAGCAAAGGGAGCAGAAAAAGCTTTATTAGAAAATATATTAAAGATTAGAGATACAAAGGGATTACCAACAATAATCTGTACTAATTTAAAATCAGAAGAGTTAACTAATAGATATGGTTATACTATTGATAGTATGCTAAATCTTTTTATTCAGGTTACATTTACTACTAATGATGGTAGAAGAGAAGCCTTTAGAAATAAAGATGCTATAAAGAAATTAAGACAGGGGGGATAATATGGATTTAGAAAATGTAAAAAATGATTGTTGCATTAATTGCAGTTCTGTAGAAGTATTTGCATATGTAGAGCATGACCATTTACCTTTATGTAGGAATTGTTATAAATTATATGATAAAAATGAAATTAATGCTGGACAATTAAGGGAGAAAAGACGTGAAAAGAGGGCAGTTAACTAATCAATCTCTTCCAATTATCGCCTTTAATTTAGAGAGTTGTTTTTTTAATAATAAAACAACATTCGTTAACGAATTATTTAAAGACAAATATGAAATTTTAGGAATGCAGTATAACCCTCAACATTTAGATACTATTATGAAGATTTGGAAAAGTGGGAAATACTCAATTCATTTAGTAACTTATAAAGACCCTAAAGAGTGGAAAGAACTTGAAGGATTTTTATTTGAAAAGTATTTATATTTTAATAATTTAGAATTTATTGAAGGTTTTAAAGAATTGAAGAGGTTTTGTGAATTAAAATATCTTTATTATGTAGATGATGGGGATAAATTATTTTTACCTAAGAACGCTGTTTCTATGCAAGAGTTTTTAGGGGTGATGAAATGAGTGTAGATTCTAATTTTATTTTAAAATTATTAGAAACTAAGGATTGGAAAACAGTAGCAGAAAAAAGAATATCAGCTAAGTTTTTTAATCCAGCTTATAAAAGAGTATTTAATTATATTTCAGACTTTAAAATTAAATATGGAGATATTCCTAGCACGGAATCATTAAAATCAAGATTTCCAGAACTTGATTTTAATGGAAGGGTAACAGAACCATTTGAATTTTATTGCGATGAGTTAAGAAATAAAGTTAAACACAATTTGTTAAGGGATACAATACTTTCTGTGCAAACAGATATAAACTCATTAAATACAGAAGAAGCAGTTAAGAAGTTACAGAAATTAATACAAAATATTGATTCTGAAATTGTTCTTAATGATACTTGTAAAATAGGTGAGAGAACAGAAGAGCGTTTTGAGCAGTATAAAGAACGGCAAAAAACAGGGGGCATTTCTGGCATGCCTATAGGCTTATTGCCTATTGATAAACAAATAGGTGGCGTAAAAGAATTAGACCTTATAACTTTTTTAGGGTATACAGGGACTGGTAAATTAATTGCCGTCTTACATAGATACGGTAAAGATATGTAAGATTATGAGGGGGCAAAATCGGTAAAGGCTGTCAAATGCTAATACCGAGGTAACTGAATAATTCAGTACCGTAACGCATAGAGATTGAAATAATATCTCCACGAGTGTCCTCCACATACCGTACACTTTTGTGGAAGTGAAAATATATGCTATACTGGAATGGAATTGACCATTCGATGAAAATGAAGGAAACTTCCAGAGCTACAGATAAAAAGCTGTAGGTTAATAACAATTAGAAAACGTGGCTCCTGTGTATTATTGCCGTAGCAATGGCGAAAATGGGATATAAAGTTTTATTCCTAACAAAAGAAATGTTGCCATCTCAATTAATAGATAGAATTGATGCGATATGGTCGGGTATAAGTTATTCTCGTATTAAAGATGGTCAATTAGCACCACAAGAAGAAGAAAGGTATCATAAGTATCTTTTAGAAGAAGCTCCAAAATATAAAGATAAATTAATTGTTGAATTAATTGAAGGTGGTGTAATATCTTGTGGAAGTTCTATTGATTTGCATAGACCTGATGTTTGTTTAATTGATGGTGGCTACTTAATGGCAGATGATTCTGAGGATGACGATTGGAGGGGCATTCTAGAAGTATGGCGAGGATTTAAAGCATTAGCTAGAAACAGAAAGGTTCCAATTCTTTGTACTTCACAGTTAAAAGGAGAAACTGCAACATTAAGTAATATTTCTTATGTTAAGGCACTTGCCCAAGACTGTATGCCAGGAGATAACTTATTACTTACTGAATTTGGTTACAAAAAGCTAAAAGAACTTGAAAACTGTAGATTTAAAGTTTGGGATGGATTAAAATTCAAAGAAGCTATTTGCTATGAAACTAAAGAGTTAAAAAAGCGGGTAATTATAAATAATAATTTTTATTGTTCACAAGGGCATCTTGTAAGAGTTTTTAGTACCATTGATAGCCAGTTTCATTGGAAAAAAGCAAAAGATATATTGCCTAATGCTGATTATATCTTAGAGTATGCTAAACCAATAATGGGGGGTTCTTATAGACTTGAAGAATACATTCCTGCACATGGAACAAAAGAAATAAAAATTCCTAAAGTAGCGGACTTTAACTTAGGATTGTTTATAGGGTATCTTTTAGGTGATGGTTCGATTTCTCCTGTAGAAAAGGGGCAAGTGAGCTTGTCTTGTGGCTATGATGAAGAGTATGCAGATAAGGCACTTTATTTAGCAAATGAACTTTTTGGAATACAAGGTAAAAAAACCTATCAAAAAACCCCTTGTAGTAGAGATAAGCAACTAGTGGTTTGTTGGTATAGTAGAAAATTTTCTCACTGGTTAGCTCACTTTTTATATTTAGACAATCAAAAATATATTAATCCTGATTTTTTAACGAAAAACTTTAAGTTTAGGCTCGGTATTTTGAATGGATTGATTGAATCAGATGGATACTGTAGTGGGGCTTATTTAAGATTTCATCTTAAAGATGGTAAGTTAAGTGAGAGTTTGTTTACTTTAATAGGCACACTTGGATTAAAGGGTTCTTATACAAAAGAAACTAATTGTATTTGCTCATTGTATGTAGGATTACATGATTTAAAACCACTTATCCCTAAAATGTGTTTTTTAAAACATAGAGATTTACAGTTTAAAAAAATTAAAACGACTTTAGATGTTGGAAAAGTGCCTAAAGAATATGTATTTAATCTTATCAAGGCTTTAGAAGGGCATGAGGGTTACAAAAAGTTTTTTGCTGTCAATGAATTAAAGGCTTTAAATCGTTATAAGAAAAATGGTTCTCAAAATTTAAAATTATTAAAAAAAATAGAGAGTGTGCTTGGATTACATTTATTAGAGAACTTTCGTTTTAAAGCTGTTCAAAGTTTAATTGTTACTGATGTTGAAGAAAAAATGTATGACATTTCTGTTCTAGATTCAGAAGATAAGAGCATTATAGCAAACGGTGTTCTTACACACAACTGTGATGCTGTTTATGGATTAGAACAAGATAAAACAGATAAAGCGGAAAAAGAAATAAAAATAGTAACTTTAAAAGTACGTGATGGCGAATGGAAACCGCCTTTTAAAATGAGTTGGGATTTTACTGAAATGAAACATGATTTATTATATGTAGAAGAAGAGAAGAAGAGAACACCAATAGCGGTAAAACAAATACAAAGGATTGAGTAGTATGAGAGTAGAAGAACTTTTAACTGTATGCGAAGTATTAAATATAAAGAATATTAAAGTAGTAGGTAATGATATTATGGCATCTTGTTGCTTTCATCGAGATACACGTCCTTCTTTTGGTTTAAATGCTGAAAAGGAATGTTACCATTGTTTTGGTTGTGGTGAAAGTGGGACAATAGTTGGTTTAATAGCAAAGTGTCTAAATATCTCTTATGCCGAAGCAAGAATAAAGCTTGATGAAATAATTGGAGAACAAGCGCAAAAGGTTGAAGAAGTTCCTTTACGAGAATATGAAGAAGTTCCTGAGCAGAAAGAAAGATTTGTTTTATCTAATTCTTCATTAGGGGCATTTCAAAGTGGGCAAATATTTCATAAATATTTTATTGACCGTGGATTCAGCCAAGAAGACCAGCAAAGATTTTTATTTGGCTGGGATGCACAAAAGAAACGAGTTACTATTCCAGTATTTTGGGAAGATAGTTCATTATGTGGTTTTATAGGAAGGGCAGTATTAAATGATAAAACGCCAGAATATGCAAATGTATATGGCAAAGCTCCTAAATACTATGTATATGACAATTTTCCACGTTCGGGAATTTTATTTCCCTTGAATTTGTTTAGACCTGTTAATGATTCTGTTATTTTAGTAGAGGGAGTATTAGACGCTTTGTGGTTACAAAAACACGGTTATGCCAATACTTTAGCTATGTTAACTTGCAGTATTTCAGAGGCTCAAATTTCACTTCTGAGGAGTTTTAATATCAAAAAGGTAATATTAGCCTTAGATGGAGATAAAGCTGGTCAGAATGGCTGTAAACGCATATATGACCTATGTAAAGATGAGTTTATATTCAGTATTGTAAATTACCCTGAAAATTGTAAAGATGTTCAAGATATGAATAAAGAACAATTAGATTATATGTTTAATAATTTAGAGATGTATCCAAGATTAAAATTAAGGAAAATAGAATAGGAGAAAAAAGAATGGTAGCTTCAATTTTTAAAAGAGGATTTCAAGCAAGAACAGAGGTAGAAAAGACCACTAAAAAAGGTGGCTATATTAAAGATTATTTTTTAACAGTGAGAGATGCCGCAGATGCACCAGTTAGATTTTTAACTGATGAACCAATTAGTTTTTGGAGCCATAATGTCCAAGAAGGTGGTAGATATAATAATTATGCTTGTACCTGTGAACCTGATTGCCCATTATGTCAAGCTGGCGTACCTAGAAGCTTTAAATCAGCTTATTTAGTTGTAGATGGTAGACAAGGTAGCTATATTAGCAAAAAGACAGGTGAAAAAGTAGAGTTTGATAAAGCAGTTGCTGTTCTTTTAAGAGGAAATGATTGTGGTATTATTGAACGCAATAGACAGCGTTATGGGTTGTTAGATGCACCTTATTATGCAACTCGCATGGGACAGAAACCTAGTATTTCTTATTTGTTTGACAAAGCAGGAGCAGAGATTTTTACCAAATATCCATATTTAGATAAAGATATCTTTGCTATTGGAGAGTTAAATGAAGCGGCTAAAGAAAAAATCCAGGAATTAATTCCTGATAAATATAAAGGACTTGATTATTACGAAATTATTGAAAAGAGATTCCCATTTTATGGTGTTGAAGACACCTCTTTTGATACAACAACACTTGTAGAACCTGAGCCTATTCGTCCAGCAGGGCTTAATAGAGTTTTGGTAAGGGAAGTGGATTAATGGATAAATGGTCTCAAAAAGCATTAGATTCTTGTATGAAGTATTGGCAGAAAATTTTAGGACTTAGTCATTGGGATATAGTTATTATATATGCAAATAATAGGGATATTGAATATTTATTGGGCTACCCAGCATTAGCAAGTATTTCTTCTAGCCCTTCTATGGAGAGGGCAATAATTCGGATAAACAGTAATCCTGAGCTTGACGAAGATGCTATTATAAATGGCAGTGATGATGTTGAGTGGAGTATACTTCACGAATTATTGCATCTTTATTACCTAGATTTATATATAAATAAAGAAGATAAAGCACAAACAGAATTGATAGAAAAAATTATCAATAAGACTTGTAAAGCATTATTGACTACAGGAAGGTTTAGAAATGGGCGCAATAGCAGATAGACAAACTTTAATAAATAAAATAGCAGAACAAAATAATATTACTTCAACAGAGGCAAATAATATTATTAAGATGTTTTGTAAAGGTGTAGAAGGAGTTTTAGAAGAATATGCTGGATTAGTTTTGCCTAGATATTTTTCTTTAGTATCTAGACAACAAGATATAAAAACTTCTTATAACATTCATACTAAGACTTTTCAAGATAGAAAACCTTTTAACAGGTTTATTTTTAAGCCAAGTAAAAAATGGAAGAAGTTAATTAATAAGGAGTGATTATTTGTTTCATCAAAGATTCTTTAAATTAACTATTGTCAATAAAGAGAATGTTGATAGATTTTTTGAGGAATATGAACGAGCGAAACAAATTTTCTTTGACTTTGAAACTTCTGGATTAGATGTAAGATATAAGGGGAAAGATTATGCAGTAGGATTAACAATAGCCTTTGAAGATAGTGTCAGTAAGGAAGTATATTATATTCCTTTCAGGCACTATTTTGAAGGTAGCTATATTGGTTGTGGGAGACTTGATTACCGTAAAAACACTGCGGTTTTTGATGATGCTAAAAATTTTCCTGATTTTTTACCAGAAAAGTTTTCAGGAGAATATTATAATATGGATATTGTTGATTTTATGGAACGATTGAAGCCTTTAATGGAAAATGGCGGGAAAGAGTATATAGCCCATCATATTTCATTTGACTTACATTTATTTGCAAATGAAGGTGTAGATATAGTAAAAGTGTTTGAAACAAATACTTTTACTGATACACAAATAGCTGTACATACTTTAGATGAAGAACAAGAGAAGAATTTAGAAGCAGTAACTGAAACAATTTTCTCTGTAAAAAAATCTCATTTTAAAGATACTATTATGACAGTTACTAAAGAGGAAAAGAAACTTTTGGGATTAGCTTCTAATAGTAATGCTAGTTTTCAACACGTTCAGATTCCAATAGGAGCACAATATTCAGCAGAAGATGTATATTTTATGAAAGAAATGTATGAGCCAATTCTTAATGCGTTAAGAGAAGATGGTGGTTACGAATATTTTAGAGAAGTACGAATGCCATATATGAAAGTTTTGTGGAAAATGGAACGTAATGGAATCAAAGTTGACATAGAAAAACTTGAAGGTATGATAAATTTAGCAGAAGAAAAATTGGAAGAATTAACATACAAAATATATGAAGTAGTAGGAGCTAAATTTAATATCAATAGTGGTCAACAACTGTTTGAAATATTATATGGTTTTAAAAAGAAATTAAAGGATAGAAAAACAGGGGAATATAGAGAATCTTTTAATGAGGATTTAGTAACATTAAATTTTGGTTTTCAGCCTATAGCATGGACAGATGGTGGAAAATCAAGAGATATAGCATTAAGAACGCCAAAGACAGATAAAGATGCATTAAAGAAATTATTAAGACAAACTCCTAAAAGAGAAGATGGGCATAAATTAATTAAACTTTTACAAGATTATTTTAAATTAACAAAATTGTATACAGCATTTATGCTAGGTATAAAAGAAAAAATATATTGTGATGGAAAAGTACATCCAAGCTTCAACCAAAATGGTTGTCTTGTAGCAAACACTTTAATTCCTACAGATAGGGGATTGTTCCGCATTCAGGATTTAGTAACAGATGCTTTAGTTGATGGTGAATTTGTTTCTAAAACCTATACGCTATTAAATCGAAATTTAGAACCTGAAAAGACTTCCCATATAGTTAAATATGAGAATAGGAATACTATAAAAATTCGTACTGCTTTAGGGGTTACTATCGAAGGAACTGAAAATCACCCAATAATATGTAATAAATATTCTTCAAAAGATTTATACCTTAATAGGAATAGTTGTCGTTTTAAAAATTTATATAAGAAAAAGGATGCTCAAATTTTCAAGCGTTTAGATGAGATAAATACTGAAACTTATGTAGCAGTCCCTTATGGTTATAATTTTTTTGCTAAAGATTATCAGAAACTTGAATATGAATATGTTGCAATGCGTAGTGGATTTAAGCAAGTTAAATTACCAGAAATTTTAGATGAAGATGTGGCAGAGTTTATGGGGATGTATTATGCAGATGGGTGTTTATCAGACACAAATGGTACTTTTACTATTTGTTTTACTAATGGAGATTCCTGTGTAATAAATCGTATACAAGAATTGTCTTTAAGACTTTTTGGAATAAAAGCACATGTTCGTGACTGTCATCCTCATAGAAATTCTTTTGATATTAGAATTAGTGCTAAAAGACTTGCTAGTATTGAGAAAGCTTTTCAGCTTAAAAGAGGATGCACAAACAAAGTTATTCCTGATATTATTTTACAGTCCCCAAGAAGTGTTGTAATAGCTTTCATAAAAGGAATGACATTAGATAGTTATTTTGTAGGAGAATCTAATAAAAAACAGCTAAGATTTACTGTTTCAAATGAGCAAAGTCTTCTTCAACTTCAAACATTGCTATTGAATTTAGGTATTATTGGTGGGGCAAGACATCTCAATACTTATACTGGAAATGTTTATATGCTAACATTAACTAATGGAGAATATTTAAAGTTTAGAGATATCGTAGGATTTGTTCAAAAGAAAAAGTATAAAGATTTTGAGTATCAAAGAATTTCTGGTCAATATTTAGTAGATGAAGGTAATTCATTAATTTGGGTAAAGGTTAAAGAAATAGATAAAGGAAGGGCAGATGTTTATGACTTTACTCTACCCGAAACACATAGTTTTATTTCAAATGGGTTTATTAGTCATAATACATCATCATTTAGGTTAAGTTGTTCTGAACCGAACTAAACAGATGGTTCGCTAGGTAAGAAATTCCTAGAAAAATTAACTGCTCTAACTCGGTGAAACTCCACCAATAAAAGGACAATACCGAACTAAGTTAGTTAGTGATAACTAAAAAGTGTAACGACTAGAGAAAGTAGACTATATTAGTTGAAATCTCCACGAATGGGCAGAGCCTAAGTTATAAGGAGATAAGATGAACATTTATTATAATAACTCTTTAGTTAGAGATGTAAAATTCTTTAGAAACATCTCCTATATTTATGTTATTATTTATAAAGATAAAAGTGTTTATATTGGGCAATCTTTTGCAAAAGTAAAGAAATCTAGAATTGAAAAACATTTGCAATATTTTAGTAGTCCTGAAAGTGCTGACAAACATAAAAAGTTATATGTTAAAGAGCCTTATAGTATTATAGCTTTTAGTGCTCCTGAAATAAAAGAAGAAAGATTATATTTAGAACATTTTATTATAAGAGATTTTTTTCAAAATGGATATACTCTTATGAATAAAGATAAGTTCGCTATTTCAGAATTTTCAAATGATAGAGAATATAAAAAAACATATATGAGTGATTATTACTCAGATATTGAGAAACAAAAACGTCATTTATTAAATTCAAGAATTAGTAGTAAGAAACGTGTAATGAAACGGCATGAAAAATTAGGAGATACACTGAAAGTAAAGGAAGATTTAACAGCATTAAAAGCACTATTAGAAACACGAAAAGAGTTTTATGGAGTTCCTTATGATATGGCTAAGATATAGTCTGAACTCCGTACAATGGTAAAGACGGAGAAGCGAGGATAAAGAGCCTCGTGATAACATAATTGACCAACAGCTTCCTAAGCCTTTAGAAGAGCCTAAAGATGGTGAGGACAGAAGTTATTATGATTTTTGGATACAATTTGAGATAAGAAGTTTAATGATAGCTGATAATGAAGATGAAGTAATTGTTGCGGCAGATTATCATGCTTTGGAAAAGTTTTTAACAGCGCATTTTTCAAAAGACCCATTGTTGATTAAAATGTTAAAAGAGAAACTTGACCCACATGGAACAGTAGCAACAATTATTTTTCCAGAATTAGCAGATGCAGACCCAAATTCAATTAAGAAATTAGCACCACATAAAAGAAATGTGGCTAAGACTGTAGGTTTCGCTCAAATCTAGGGTGAAGTAAAATCCCTCTCAAAACGGTGAAAGCCTAACAGGTCAATACCGTGCCGAACTCTGTGAAAACAGCGGTGTAGAGACTTATAATGTATCGGCTATGTTAAAACATAAATCAATCGAATACATTTAATGGGGGATAGGAGCAGGCTCCTAAAGGTATAGTCCGACACTCTTGGCAACAAGAGACAACAGAATGGTAGATTATGGTGGTTCAAAAATAGCGGTAGCAAGAAATCTAGAAATAGATGAAAAGACCGCACAAGAATATATAGATAGGTATTTTGAAGGTTTTGCAGGGTTAAAAAAATATGATAGAGATTTAATTCAATTTGCTAGAAAGAATGGTTATATAGAAACATTATTTTCTGGGCATAAACGTCACTTGTGGGGGATAAATTCCCAAGATGGTAGAACACGTTCATACTATGAACGATTAGCGGTTAATTCAAAATCACAAGGGGCGGCGGCAGATTGCACAACATTAGCGCAGATAGATGTGGATAATGATGTAGTATTAAAATCTATTGGTGCAAGACAAATACTTAATGTACACGATAAACTTTAGTCAAATAACTTGTCGTGTTTAAACTCTTCGATATGCTGGAACGCAAAAATACAGTATTACCAAAGAGTGACAATATACTGTATATCACGAAAGTGTGTAGCCAATCAGCAGGGAGGAAATGAGAGCATTTCACCCTCACAGACTAACAAAAGCATAGAATAGTAGGAACTGCACATTACTACTATTTGAGAAGTGAGTAGAGTACGGCTTTGTTGAAATGCAAAGTGGGTTGACATCCTTAAATGGAAGCGGGGAGGCATAGTGCAGATGTATGATATAGTCGAGTGTGTTTTTAAGCATACGTTATGGAGATAGTCATGGTATGTCCTAAAAAGTTTGCAGAATTATGCAAACAGAGATTAACTTTTCATATGGAAAATTGTTTACCAAGTAGGGGCATAAATTTAACAATTCCATTGGAAGCAGTAGGAGATATAGGTAGAACTTATAGTGAAGCAAAATAATGCTTGACAAAAATAAGATTATGTGGTATAATAAGGAGGTAAAGAATATGACAATTAAAGTGGGCGGACAGATGGTAGATGATTTAGTTTACAGAGGAGATGTTTCTGTTTCTAAAACATCTTTAGGTGAATATGAAGAAGTTTTAAAACTTTTAGAAGCACAAGTAGGGATGCTTGAAGACATAAATAATCGTTTACAAAAGTGTGTTGTTGGGGAGACTATTTCAGTTGAAAGTGTGGCTCCAGAAGGTTTAGTGCCAAATGTTCTTGGTATACGTTTAAGTAGATTAGAGGATAAGTTAGAAGTTGTTATTAGAGATTATTCTGATTGTGTTAAGGTAATTGAAGAGAAACTAGGAAATATGGCATTACAGGGGTGATACTTTGCCAGATTTAAAGCAATTAGTAAAGACTATAAATAAAGCGCATGGTAAGAACGCTATACGTTTAGGGGCAACTATTAAAGAGCAGATGTCTTATAAGATTTCAACAGGTAGTGTAGCTTTAGATTATGTAATTGGTGGTGGAATACCTTCTGGAAGATTAATAACTATTGCAGGAGCTTATTCTACTGGTAAATCGTTATTAGCTTATAAGATGATTGCTAATGTTCAAAAAATGAAAAAGAAACTTGTTACAGTTGATGGTGAAGATATAGAAATTGTAGCAGAAGATGGTGATATTCCTTTAACTTGTGCTTTGATACAAACGGAACAAGGTAGTCTTACAAAAGAATGGGCAATAGAAAATGGCATAGATTTAGAGTCACTTTTATTTTGTCAACCTGACGGAATGGAAGAAGCTTTAGATATAGCTATAGCCCTGCAGAGAGCAGGAGTAGAATTGATTGTTATTGATTCTTATGCCGCTTTGCTACCAACTAAAGTATTAACTTCTGACTTTGATGAAAGTTATCAAATGGGAATCAAGCCTAAAATGTTAGGTGAGTATCATGGTAAATTTCAGTTGTTTAATAATGCATTAGAGCGAGAAGGAAAACTTCCTTCTACGGTTGTTGCAATTAATCAGTTGAGAGAGAAAATTGGCGTGATGTATGGAAGTCCAGAGTATACAACAGGTGGTAGAAGCACTGGATTTACAAATACTTTAGAGATTAGATTACGTATGGGTGATACTATTGCAGTAGGTAGTGGAGAAACAAAAAGAATTGTAGGTAAGACAATCAAATTTAGAATCGAGAAAAATAAAGCTGGCGTTCCTTATGGAACAGGTGAGTATGATATTTATACAGACACTTGTGACTATATTCAAAGAGGGGACATTGATAACGAAAAAGCATTAATTATGATTGCAGTATTGTTAGGAATAGTTGAGCGCAGAGGTGGCTGGTATTACTATAATGGTGAGCAGTTATCACAGGGGCAAGATAATTTAATTAAATTATTGCGTTCTAACAGAGCTTTATTTGAAGAGATAAGGGAAAAGGTGTTAACATCAGATGAGCATATACAATAGAGGCTATAACTCTTTTTTATATGATATTCTGGTAAGGCGAGGGTATTATACAGCTTCTTGTCATAATTGTTGGTTTTATGACAGAGGCTGTATTAATACAGATGTTACAGAGTATGATTTAATTAAGGGTGAAGAAACATATTGTATCTTTTGGAAGCCGCCACCAGTACAAGGGAATAGGTGATAAAAAGCATGGCGAGAAAAGGAACAACAAAGTACAAAAGTAATAAACAAGAAAAAGATGTAGCAAAAGTATTAGGTGGAAAAACAGTAATGGCTAGCGGCTCTTTATGGCAAGCTAAGGGTGATGTAAGAACATCAAGATACTTAGTTGAGTGTAAGACTACTGATAAAGATTTTTATAAGCTGGAACAAAAGATTTTAGCTAAAATTGCAAAAGAAGCTATAAAGGATGGACTAAGAAGCCCTTTATTAGTTTTTGATTGCAAGAATGAGAGATTTGTAGTCTTTAGAATAAAGGACTGTTCGTTAAAAGCCTCTTTAATCTTTAAATTATTTAAAGTAAAGATTATTGATACTTTAGTAAAAGGTAGAAGTATTTCTTTATCTTATAAAGAAGATTTAAAGAGTTTAAATAAAAATGAGAATGCTATAGGATTTAGTGTTCATAACTATAGATTAGTTCCTGAAACTTGGTTTTTAGTTTCAGAAGAAGTATTCTTAAAAAATGAAAGAGTATTATACGAGGTTATGTAATGAAGCGGTTAAAAGTAAGAGGTTCAGCTACTAGCCTGTTTTCTATTATGAAGGGGTCAAATTGCCCTTTAACAACAGCAATAGACTCTTATTTATTAACTGAAAAAGATGATGAAGGAAGAAAACATGGCTTTAATAGTCCTAGTGGGATAAAAGATTGTGTAAGGTCTCTTTATTATGTTAGAAAGTTTTATGATTGTACAAATGTAATAAAACCAAGAACAAAACGAGTATTTCATAATGGTAAAGATGTTCATACTAGGATACAAAATTGTTTAATAAAATCTGGTTTATTATTACAAGAAGAGCCGCCAGTATTTAATGCAGAACTACAAATATTGGGGAATGCAGATGGATTGGCTTTAATTAATGGACATTTAGGTGTATTAGAGATAAAGTCAATTAATCATTGTGAATATGTAGGATTATTAGAACCTAAACCAGAACATATAAAACAAGCTTCAATTTATATGTATTGTTTTGAAACGATAAGGCAAGCAATGCAGAGTGAGGACTTTTGTGGGGAAGAACTTGCTAATAAATATTACTTATCTTTAGATAAATCTTTAAAAGTAAAAGAGCGGAAAAGCAGAAAACAAAGCTTTTTAAAAATGTTAAATCTTATAGAAGATTACAAAACCACTCCAATAGATAGCATTGATTTTTTGTATGAAAATAAAAATACACAAGAGATTAAAGAATTTATTGTTTATTGGGATGAGAGTATAATGCAAGAGATAAAAAGTAAATATACTTTTTTGAATGAATGTATAGCAAAAAACAGAATACCTGATAGACCAGAGGGTAGTACAAAAAGCGGTAGTTGTAAAAACTGTAAATATAAAGGAGTGTGTTATAGTGAATAAAATTCTTTCTAAGGTATTTTATGGATTAGGCATGTTATTAGGTGTAATAGTAATGTCTATTGTTTGTGTGGCTTTCAGTTTTTGTTTCTGTGTAGTGCCTTATTTAATATATACTTTTTTGCCAATAACGCTTAGTCCAGTTTTAATTTGGCTATTTGGCGCAATTTATTTAGTTACTGCTTTTTTATGCCTTTATAACTTTATGGTTCGGGGCAAAGCTTTTAACTTATGAAAGTATGGCAAATATTTAAAGAGTATGCTTGGCTATTATGCATTTTTTTAAGTGTAGCGTGTTTTTATTTTTATAACAAACCGCCAGAGATTATTTATAAATCAGCAGTAAATATTGATAATGGCGAATTAACAGTTGAGGATATAAAACGTCCTCAAATTACATTAGATTCAAGTATTAAGGAACAAGCGAAAGTTCAAGTAATAGAAAAAAAAGATGAAACAGAAGCGGATTTAAATATAAAAGATAATTATAAATTTAAAGCTAATATAAATGGTAAAGAGATTGAAATTGTTCCTGATACTAAAGAAAATTTTGAGTTTAAAAAAGATGCTGTTAATATAGATAGAGATATAGAGATAGAATATAAAATTAAGACAACGACATTACAGCCTAATTTTGGTTTAGGATTGGGAATTGATTTTAATGGGAATCCAGCAATGAGTGCAAACGTGAAGCTTAAAAAAGCACCAGTATACTTTTGGGGAGCATCAAACTTCAAAGATTCGCATATGATAGGAGTAGGTATTTATGGTGACTTTAATTGACAAGATTGAAAGTCAACTTTCACAAGAAGGTGTAACCCCTTTCTCCAATGAGAATATTGAAAGAGACTATTTAAAATTGCCAAGATATTTAGATGAGTTACCTGCCGCTGAAATAGGAAGGTATCTTCATGCTACAGTACAGCAAAGGGTATATGTAAGAACGCTAATATCTCAAACAAGAGCGTATTTAAGGGAAGCACAGAGTCAGTTAAATATGGAAAAAGCTTTAATTTATAAAAGTTTTCCAGTGAAAATGAGTCTTACAGAAAAAGAATTAAAACTTGCAGAATATCCTTCCGCTAAAGAGGCAATGGAAAGGGTGATATATTTGCAAGAAAGACTTGATTATTTAAAAGATGTGTTAGATAGCTTGGAAGATTTAAAATTTAATATTAGTAGAGAGCTGTCTAGACGTGGAGTAGACTTTACAGATGCTAACAGAAGTGCTAGGGTTGGTGTAGAGTGAAGCAAGTAGATGTTCTTAAAGAACGGTTAGAACTTTTAAAAAGATATGAACCTGATTCGAAAGAAATAGTAGAGTTAGAAAATCGGATTAAATTAAGCAAAAAAGCTAAATCCAGCAGGAGAAAAGGGGCATCTTATGAATCAAAGGTAAGGAAGCTTTTGGGCGAAAGATTTCCTGATTTAGATTTTTCAAGAGTTCCTTCCAGTGGTGGATTTCAAAAATCCTCAGCTAATACTTTGTTAAGAGGAGACTTAGTTAATCTAAATGAAGATTACGATTTCAAATTACATTTAGAACTAAAAAATCAAAATAGATGGCAAGTTAATACATGGTTTGAGCAAGCTGAAAGCGATTGTATTGAAGGTAAACTACCTATAGTCATTATGCATAGAACGCAGAAAAATGAAAATGGCAAGCGAATAGCAGAAGCAGATGATTTTGTATTTTTACGTTTAAAAGATTTTTTAGATATTCTAGATGATGGAAAAATAATCAAAAAATGTCTTGACAAAAAGACAAAAATGTGATATAATAATATTTGTAATAATTTTAAAAAAGCCTGTAAAGGGCTATAAAAGGAAAGAGGAAGATAGAATGGAAAAAACAGCTTTATTTAAAGTTTCTTCAACAAGTAATGCAAAAAGTGTAGCAGGCTCAATCAGCCACACATTGAAAGGTGACGGAGATACAGCACCAAAAGATGTAGTATTGCAAGCAATCGGAGCTAAAGGCTAATTGGCTCCCATCACAGTGATGTGATGAAAAATAGCGGGGAAGAAAACTGGAAAGCTGAGAAGCTAATCAGATTGGAAGGTTTAGTTTAAAAGCTAAACCACAAGCAGAGCATAGACAGTGAACCTCTTAGAGAATATAATCTGTCCACGAGTCCCCGCCGCTTATAACGAGGTTATATGAGTAAGAACAAAGGATTAAGAAGCGTAATTACAAAAGAATATTTACAAAGAGAATATCTTGAAAAAGGAAGAACGGCAAGTGACATAGGAAAAGAACATGATAAACTTCATGCTAAATTACGTTGGAAATCTGGGGCTTTTCGAGCGTTATAAGATGAAAAGATATGCCGAACTAACAGGAAACGAACTGTTAGAAGTAGAGGATAAAAAGCCTTTACGATAACATAATTGAGTGCCATTAATCAAACATGTAAAGCTATTGCTATTTCAAGAGGGCATTTAGCTGTGGCAGGATACGATGTAGTTACTAGAATTGGATTTGACGTTGTTGAAATTGATGGTGAAGAACGTACAATTTTGAAATTCTTCGTATCATTGAGATAACTCTGACTAGAGTATAACAGTCATAGCCCACCTAAATGGTGGGCTTTTATTTTAAGGAGGCATACTATGAACCAAGAACTCACATTAGCAGTTAGCAGTAGTTTTGAAGCCGCTCATCATTTAGTAAATCCAACAGCATTTAATGAAAAATGCCTTAAACTACATGGACATTCTTATAAGTATACTATCTTTTTAAAAGGAGAAGTACAAGATGGTGGTATGGTAGAAGATTTTGGAGCTATAAAGAGATATATTATAAATGAAATAACAAAGCTCTATGACCATTCAGATTTAAACAGATTTTTTTATAATCCTACCGCAGAAATGTTAGTTTTAGATATGGCATGGAGAGTAGAAGCCTTAATAGAGGATAATAGTTTAAAAGTTAAACTGACCAAAATAGAATTAGCCGAAACGGATAATAATAGGGTAATATGGGAGTCACAGTAAATGTATATTACAGAGATTTTTAGTAGTATTCAAGGTGAGGGGAAGTATACAGGCTATCCTACTACCTTTGTTAGATTATTTGGTTGCAATTTATTTGAGATGTCTCCTAGCTATGCTTGTAAGTATTGTGATGAGAAACATTCAATGACAGGCAAACGAATAAAGATGCATTTAGGATTGGTAATGGATAAGATAGGGGCATTAGGAAATAAATATGTTTGTATTACAGGTGGAGAACCTTTAATGCAGGAAGAAACTATGCCTTTAGTTTATGAATTATTGTATAATGATTATATTGTTACAGTAGAAACAAATGGGACAATTCCTATAGAGCATTGTGAATATGTAAGAAGTTATTCATATTGTATGGATGTTAAATTACCTAGTAGCAGAACAGTATTAGCACCAGATTTAAATTGTTATAAGAATTTAGGAGAGCTAAAAGTAAATGATGAAGTTAAGTTTGTTATTTCTAATATCCATGATTATGAAGAAGCAAAACGGATTTTAAAGAAATATAAAACTAAAGCAAGCCTTATTTTTTCTCCTGTGAATTGTGATTTAGAATTAGCAAGAGAAATAATGGGTTGGTTAATGAAAGATAAACTAAAAGCTAAATTAGGATTACAAATACATAAATTATTAGAAATTAAATAGTAAAAATCTATTGACAAATATGGATTTTTATGGTATAATGGGAGTATAGTATGAAGATAGAAAATGTTAGAATATATGGTTTGCCAGAGAGCTTAATAGCCTCTGGCTATCCTATGTTATCTACAGAATTAAATGAAGAGGAATTTTTAAAGGAAGTAGAAGCGACAGAAAAAATAATTAAAAATAAATCTGGCAGTAATAAACATATAGAAAGAGGTATTAGATTAGGCAATTCTCCTTTAGGTAGCGGACATAATTGTGCTTTAAAGGGAATTACAGTACAATTTGATTTAACTTTGCCTCAGTATACATGGCAACAGTTACAAAGATATCACTATATTGATTTTATAAGTTCAATGAGCAAAATGCATCGTATTACAATGCTTGATTTAGATAAACATTGTCCTTTAGTGGATAATGAATTATTAAAAATTTCACAAAGATATGTAAATGCTTATAAAAAAGGTGAGATTGGCATAGATGCTTGTTTATCTAATATTCCTATGGGATTACAGATGACAGCACGAATGACTACAAACTATTTACAACTATTATCTATTTATCATCAAAGAAATACTCATCGTTCAGATGAATGGAAAGAGTTTTGTTCTTGGGTAAAAACACTGCCTATGTTTAAAGAGTTGTGTTTAAAAGGAGAATAAATGTATGGATTTAAACTCTGTTAATATAACAGCTACACAAGTAGCTAAAAATTATTTTTCAGCTTATGTTGAAAATGGCTTTATTTATTCTTATAGTGTATATGGTGAAAGACAACAAGTTGGTGTTACAAATGATGCTTATACTGCTTTACAGAAGACAGCGCAAGAAGCTTTAGATAAAGCTGAAAAGTATTATCAACGATTAGTAGAGTTAGGAGATATAGTACCTCCTAAAACATCAGAAGAAACTATTGCAGAATTGATGTCTGTAGTTAGTGAATTACGTAATGAGATAAGAGAAATGAAGACAGTTCAACATAAGGGGGATTCAAATGAATCTATTAAGTATACTGAAAGCTCTGGGAATAAAAATTTCCCCACAAATAGAGGAAGCTATAGCAAAGGCACAGCAACTGGCAAATAACTATGGCAATTCTAAAGAGGGCTTTATAAAAGCAGTTAATGAAAATGGTGGAACAGAATCTTTAACAAAAGCCTTAGCAACATTAGATAATCCAAATGTTGCTAGAGTTTTAACAGCGTTAGGACACCCACCAGAGTCTATAAAACAAGCAGTTAATAGTCTGGGAGCAATAACTCCTACACCACAACAAACTCCTAATAATCAAAATATTTCTAATGAGATTAGGTCTTTTGAAGAAAGGCTTAAAAGATTAAAGTAGTAATACTTTAGTTATATATTTTAAGGAGTGATTTTAAGTGGATGAAAAAATGAATTAGGGCTTTATCATTCTTATCTTCTTGTTCTTTATGATTTTTGGAGGATGGGGTAATGGTGGTCTGTTTGGTGGCAGAGGTGGAGAATGCGCTGGTTGTAGTGTAGTTTCTAACTGTCAAGTAGAAAAACAGCAAATCATTGATACAGCTAGAACTCAATACATGATTGAAAACACTGCAAAACAAACTCAAGAACAGGCAATGGCTTTAGCTAATGCTCTTGGAACTAAAATTGATTTCTATGAATATCAAAATCTGCGTGACCAACTGGCACAAGAAAGAACTAAAAATGTGGTTCTGGAAAATCGTGTCTATAGTGATGCTAAATTTAATGCACTGGAAAGACAGAACGAAGCTATGTTTGGCGTATTAAAATCTGAAATTGCAGACTTGTCTTGCAATGTTCCGAAACGTCCTCCATACTATGCACAAGGTTTTGTAACTTGTGGTTCTCCAATTCCTAATGGATGTTGCAACTAATCTTTTGAAGTTCCGCTTATTTGCGTGATTGAGGGGTAGGCGGTATGCCTACCTCTCTTTTTATATTAAGGAGTGATTATTAATGAATTGTAATTGTACAAATATTTTAGCCTCTACTTCTATTACATCAGAAGCTAATGATATTGATATCGTGGTTCCAAGCAGAACTATTTATAATGGTCAATGTGAGAAGTTATTAATACAACAGGCAATTCCTGTAAGTACAAATGGAAATGCAGTTCCTGTAAAATTAACTATTGGCGATGCTTCTGTTTTATTATTAGACCGTTGTGGAAACGCTGTTTTTTCTGACCAATTAAAATCAAGAAAAATCTATGATATCAGATTTCACACAACAGCTTTAACAGCTACTATTCTGTGTTCTATTCCAAACTGTACTAGCGGAGTAAATACTGTATTTAATCCTGCAACACCTCCTTCTGAGCCTGTTCCAAGTAATTAATAGACAGGAGGATTAGCTATGAAACTAGATTTAGTGTCCTTAATGTTAGGTTTTGGTGTTGGTTATCTAGCATTGACAGAATCAGGTAGAAAACAGTTAATAAAAGTAAGCAATCAAGGTGGGGAATTAGTAAATAAGCTTACAGATAAGTATATAGGCGAGCCTATCAGTAAAGCATTAGGGGGAATAGAAAGTGTCACACATGAAGAAGTCGTTAATGCATCTGACGAAGAAGCAAAACTGGATTGATGATTTAGTTGAAATATTAAAATGTAGATTAAAATATCCTACAACAGATTTAAAAGAAGTTTATGAAGATATAGAAGAAGACATTTATTTATGTGTTAATGGCGAGCATTTTGATGAGGACTTAGCGAAACAAGCCGTTAGTGAGATGATAAATGCAGGTGGTACAACTGGCGAGAAATGGAGCAAGGAGCGTACTGATGAGGCTGCTAGGATTGTCGGCATCACTGAAAACCTCTGGGATTTTTACTATGTTATTAATATGTACTACAGCGATTACAACACAGTTATCGGTGAAGATATTACAATGGCGGCGAAACTCTCTAAAGCGTTCATTGAGGATGTAGATGTTCCAGAAGGAAAGGCTTATAGATACTACAAATATGTAGTTAAAGATGAATAATAACAGAAATAATAATAGTCTTCTGGATACTTTAGGAGCTTTGGGTGATTTATTAGGCATATTAAACTACATAGAAAATTTACAACAAACTAAAAATGATGTTATAATGAAAGAACTAAGAAAGCAGGATAGTGTATATTTTAAGCAAATATTAGAGAATCAAGCAAGAATTGAAGAAAAGTTAGATAAGTTACTTGACAAGCAAGAGTAGTTATGATATAATAGAGGTGTAGTCAAGGCTACGCCTCTATTTTAATTATAAGGAAGATTAAAATGCAGAAATTTAAATTGAGAAGTAACGACCTAGATACTTTATATAGTATCTTTAAACATAGTTCATTAACTCCCTTAGATATAAAGCAGTTAAGACAAAATAAATTTTTCTATACTTATACGCCACGAAGAGCAATGGAAAGAAATGAAAGAGTTTTTGTTAGAGTGGCAGATACTTTTGACTGTCCAATATTGTTTAATATGGCAGGTAGAAACTTTCTATATTTTTTTAAGGAAGTTAATGATAGGGATGAGTGGGAATGATAAAAAATAAAATTAGCAAAGAATTTAAGGAATTTTATGGATGGGAGTAATAAAACATGAAAATTATAGCAGTAGATTTTGATGGAACATTATGTGAAAATAAGTATCCAGAAATAGGTGAGCCTGTTACTGGGTATTATCGAGGGTGGAAAGGTGATAAATATTTTTCTTGTCGTTTTAATTTTATTAAGCTTTTAATAGCTTTGCAAGAAATGGGAAATAAAATAATTCTTTTTACTTGCAGAGGTGGTGAACAATTAGAAGAAGCTGTAAGTTGGTGCAATAACCTATTTGGATTAAAATTTGATGCAGTTAATAATGATGTAGAAGAAACTTTACAAAGGTATGCTCCGACTCTTGAATTAAGAAATCAATTATCTGCTACAAGAAAGATTTATGCAGATGTTTATATAGATGACAGAAATTTAAATGCAGATGAATATTTAGAGAAGAATTTAATTTTATTAGATGCAAAATCTTTATATGATATGGGGATAACAGAAAATGCTACAGAATTTTTAATTGAAAGGGTGTTGAATAAATGAGAAAAATAGTTGTGGCTGGTACAAGAGAATTTAATGATTATAGATTATTATGTGATGTTTTAGATTTTCATATAAATGGTGAACAAGTAATTATAATTAGTGGTAATGCTAAAGGAGCAGATTCAATGGGAGAGGTTTATGCTTCTTCTCATAATTTGAAATGTGTAAAATTTCCCCCTGATTATGAAACTTATCCCTCTAAAGTAGCTCCATTAAAAAGGAACGAGGAAATGGCAAAGGAAGCTACAGAAGGAATTATATTTTGGGATGGTGTTTCAAGAGGTACTTGGAATATGATTCAGCAATTAAGAAAATATAAGAAAAAAGTAACTATTATTAACTATAGGAAGTTGGCATAAAATGGATAATTGCGAATTTTATTTATTATATAGCGGTGGGTATGATAGCACTGTGTTGCTTTATGATTTTATTGATAAATTACCTAATAAATTGATGGTAATACATATTGTTACTCAGTATAATCAAGAAGAAACAAAAGCGGCAAGAAAAATAATTGAATTAGTAAAAGATAAAATTCTTAACTATATTGAATTAGAAATGCCTGTTTACAAAACAGAAATAGAATACATTCCTTATAGAAATGCTCAATTTATATTAAGAGCACTTTCAACCTTGACAATTAAAGCAAGATGTGCTATAATATTATTAGGGTTGATAAAGGTAGAGGAACCTTTCCCTGATTGCACACAATATTGGTTAAAAACAATGGAGAAATTAGTTCAAGTAGAAAATCCTCATATTGGATTAGAAGCACCTTATATTAACAATACTAAAGATGAAATTTATACCGTAGGATGCAAGTTTAAGGTTCCTTTAAGAAATACTTTTAGTTGTAACTTTCCTGTAGATGGTGCAGAATGCGGGGAATGTGGAAACTGTAAATGGAAAGCAAAACATAAATATCCTAATTATTTTAGAGTTATAGAAGGAGGTAAAAACAATGTTTAAAATTATTAATGGTAAGGGAACAGGTTCTAACACGCAAAAGAGTGCAGTGAATACCTCCCCACAAGTAAAGATTACTAGCCCAGCAACAAGAAGAAGTTTATCTTGGCTTAGAAGGGTGCAAACAAGTTTAACTCCAAGAACAAAAAAAGCTTTGGATTGGTTAGAAGCCAATAGTGTTAGATTACCTAAATAATAGGAGAATTAGTTAATGAAAAATGGATATACGTTATTTCTTTCTGGCGTTGAACCAGAAGAAAATTTCTATACTGCAATAGACGTTACTTCTAGTCTATTGCAGTCTTATTGGTATATAAAGCGGCGTGGAAAAGATAAAATTGTAGAACGTTTTGATAAAGTTAAGAAGAACTCTTTGTTAATTGATAGTGGAGCACATACCTTTCTCACTTTAGCAGAATATCAAGATAAGACAGTAGATTATTGGGAAGAGTATATAAAAGGATATATAGCTTTTGTAAGAAAACATAGAGAAAAAGTATTTGCTTGTGTTGAAATGGATATAGATACTTTAGTAGGAACAGAACAAGTAAATAAATGGAGAGAAGAATACTTTCATTCTTTAGAGGAAGAGGGCATTCCTGTTATTTATGTTTATCATGCAGAAAAAGGATTGGAAGAGTGGGAAAGAATGTGTAAAGCATATCCCTATGTAGGATTCTCTTATAATGAATTTGAAGATGCTATTTTAATTGATAAATTATTTGAAATAGCAATGGAATATAAAACTAAAGTACATGGTTTTGCAGTATCGGGGTATAGGGAATTATTAAAACATGAGTATTATACAAGTGACAGTACAAGCTGGATTACAGGAGCTCAATATGGAGAATTAAACTATTTTGAAGGTGGAAAATTAAAGCGGTTAACAAAAGAGAAATGGAAAAATGAATATTATGCAAAAATACTTGATTTATGCACAAGTAAAAAGTTACTAGAAGCAGAGGCTCCTTATGAATTAATGCGTATTAGTGCTTTAAGCTATAAGAAATTAGAAGAGCATGTAAATGATATATTTAGAGGTAAAAGATATTGGGTTGGAAGAAAGGAAGTGTCTAAAGTAGCGAGTAAGGAAAATTTACCGCCAGTAGAATGGTTTTCAACTGATATGGAAGATTGGCAAGAATGGGCACAGAAATTAAATATAGATACTAACCTTCCTGATGAAGCAGGTAAATCATTAGTTGTTGCCTGTTACAATTTTGTGACAGATAATCCTATTATAAATGAGTATCCTCTTGAAGAGTTAATTGACTTATGTGGGCTTTTTGGTGATAAGAAGTCAAATACTCTTACCAAGTGCCGAAAAGCGCTTAAAGAGCACTTTACAGCTCTCTTAAAGGGTGGTATGGATTTATCCACTTTGACAGAGGAAGAAGTAGAAGAGAAAAAAAATGTAATTCCAAAAGAGCGGGAAGAGTATGTTCAAGAAAAAGAGTATGTAGAATGTGCTGTTAGCAAGGAAGAGTGTCAAGGTTTATTAAAAGGATTATTAACTTCTGGTGTGACAGATGAAGCAGAGAAAGCTTTAATTGAACAGGGAATAGAACCTATTTATGACGAGAGTGGAAATATTAAAGCAGGTATTAAACGAATAAAGAAAAGAAAATCTTTAAGTTCAAGTGTGATGCCAGAGTTAAGTTGCAATATTTGTACTAAAGCACGGAGATGTCCTTTATATGAAGAAGGAATGCTTTGTGCTTATAATAAAATGTTTAAGCAATTTGATACAAGAAATCCCGAAGATGTAGTAGATGCTATGAGCAGTATTGCAAATTTAAGTTTAGAAAGATTATCAAGGGCTGTAACATTTGAAAAGTTAGATGGTGGCTTAAATACTAAAGAAGTAACAGAGACAATGGCAGAAGCATGGAAATATCTTGAAAAGATACAAGAAATTCAAACAAAGAGTGATAAAGTTATAGCAGAGCGTAGAGTTGTAACTTCTTCTAATGGCGATGTAGAAGTAAGAGAAAGTGTAACAGGAAATCCGCAAGGTTTATTGTCTGAGATTCTAAAAACAAAAAAAAGTTGACAATAATCCCTTAATATGGTATAATAAAACTATATTAAGGGATTTTTTTTAAGAGGTGGCAATAAATGAAGATAATTAGTTATGGAAAAAGATTTAGATTATTAGAAAAAGAGTATATTGGAGACAGGTTGTTTTCTAAAGGGTCAATATTTATGGCTACAGGATTAATTAGTTTTAAGGGTAATAATCTGTTCCGTGTTTATAATCCTGATGGCAGTTTAAAACAAAATTTGCATACTGGTAATGGACATGTAAATTTTTCTTTAAGTTTATCTCCTATATCAAAAGATGAGCTTTTAGCATCAGAAGAATGTTATTGGTTTTTAAATGATAGAGAATTAAGAATTTATTTTAAAGAAATTGTCTATGAGGAATGGGAGTAAGAGTTATGAAAAAATACAAAGAAACTTTTATAACAAAAAGTCAGTTTTCTGATGGATTAAGGACTTTTCCTAAAGGAACAATATTTGAAAGCACAGGAGTTTTTTGTGGCAGTGAAACACTTTTTTGTGTTTACTATCCCGATGGAGTTCCTTATGATTGTTTACATAATGGCAATAGTGCCCAAATAATGCTTTTTAATAGAACACCTATAACATTAGCTGAAATTCGAGCACAAGGTGATTGTCATTGGTATGTTAGAGATTATGATATTAATGAATATTTTATACCAAAATCATCTTTAGAATGGGAGTGAAAAAATTGAGCATAATACTAGGAGAGTATTTTATAGTTACTAGTCCTTTCAAACATGATGGTAATGTATTTCACAGAGGTGATTTATTGCGGGTAATTAAAATATATGATAGTTGGTCTAAAGTTTTAGTTTCCAACAAATCTTGGATAACAACTAAAGCAGGGCATACAGACACAGAAAATCAATATAGTTTTGGTAGGGGAACAAATTGGAATAT